CTTGCGATTGTTGTAGCGGAATGCCTGCTCATCCAGGTAGCGGAACAGGTGGAACGGCTCGACCGCAACGTAGGTGCCGTTCAAACCGCGCTTCACAAGGCTCCAGTAGTTCTCCATGCCGTTGGTGTGAACCTGCCCGTCTACGTAGGTAACGGCGTGGTTGACCACGCCCCGCAAAAACTCATCCTCCAAACCGTTGTAGCCCGCGTGCTCATCGGACATGATCTTTGCGCCGCCCTTGACGTGCTCACGGATGATGGGCTGAAGCGTTACGCCTTCGCGGTTGGGAACAACCCGCGTGCGAACCTTGCCGCCACGTTCGAGCATCCCAAGCACAACAGTTTTGCCTTCGCCGCCAGTCATCTTACCCAACGCCATGCGCTTGCGGACGTGCATGTTGCGAGCCTTGCCGCCGATAAAGGTTTCGTCCACTTCTACGCGGCTGCCGGGGCCACCGAGCTTGCCGCCGCCGTGGGCGGTGTCCTGCATCGCCAGCCGGAGCCGATGCAGGATGAACCACGCCGTCTTCTGGGTAACGCCAATCGCTTTGGCGACCTCATAGCTGGAGACGCCATTCTTGCAGTTCAGCAGCATCCAGTAAGCGATCATCCACTTGCCGATGTCCACGGCGGAATCCTCGAAGATCGTACCCACCTTGATGGTGAATTGCTTCTGGCAGCCCTTGCAGAACCACAGACGGCGCGTCTTGACGAAGCGGCTTTCTTTCGAGCCGCAACGCGGACACGTCACGCCTTCCGGCCACCGCAACTTGATGGCGTAAGCCAAGGCATCATCGGGATTCGAGAACATGACCACCGCTTGCTGCAAGGTTTTCGGGGCTTTCATGTTCACCATGAATCCAGACTACCCCTTGTGGGCCAGTGTGTCAAGTATATTTTTACCGTTGTGATGGATATTGCTTGCCCCTTCGGCGTGGCCGGAGATCGACTTTGGGTGCGCGAGACTTTCATGTTCTCCAAGGGGGCCGACTCCCGCGAGAAATACATCGGCACAGATTCCGAATTTATGCTCGGGGCAAAGCCTCACTATTTCTACCGCGCCACCGACCCGAGCGCCGGGGGCGGCGTGTTTAAGTGGCGTCCTTCCGTCCAGATGCCCCGCCACGCCAGTCGAATCACGCTGGAGATCGAGCAGGTGCGCGTCGAGCAGTTGCAGGACATAAGCGAGGCGGATGCGGCTGCCGAAGGATGTCGCCTGACCGACCCTCCTGGACCTGGGTATATGACGACGCATAGTTTGCGACACGCTTTTATGAATCTCTGGAACACCATTCACGGTCCCAACGCCTGGCGGAGCAACCAGTGGGTTTGGGTGATTGCGTTCAAACGGGTGCAGGCATGACCGAGGCTCAACAGGCTGAGATAAACGCCCTGCTGCACACCGATGCGCCACAACTAGTGCGAGACGCGATACGCGGCATTGAGGCAGCTATGCGCGATATCGCCAATGACAACGCGAATGAAGAAGTCGATTTGATTGCCGCCGCGATGTTGCACCCGGTTTTACGGGTGACCGTGATCCGCATCGCCGCCACAAGTGCCAATGCGCGTGAAGCCGTGGACCGAGCGTTATCTAGCGGGCTGGCGATGGGTTACCGCGCTGGACGCCGTGAAGCATTGGAGCAGTCAGCCGCGACGACGGAGGGCGGGGCATGAGGACCATCCGCGCCGTGGACCGCCCGCTAAACCAGGAGGCATCATGCCACGCCTAATCCTTCTCATCCTCCCCGGCGGCCTACTGCTCTACGGTCTGGCCGTCGCCTTCCGTTGCCGCCACCCCCGCGAAGTTGCCTATCGAATCAATGGTGCAATGGGCCTACGGTGCCCGGATTGTGGCGCGGAGAGGTTGCACCCGTGGGCGAATCCAGCGGACGCGCCACGGTCCACGGAGCGGCTGAAAACTGGTATCGAGCGACAGCAGGCCGAGGCACTGTCCGAATCGCGATCCGTCGGTGATTGCCTGGCTCGCATGGAGAGCCGGGAGAAGTGGGAGCGGGCCAGCGATGCGGTTAGGGGCAAATACCGATGATTACAGCCAAGACCAAGAGGCCGAGCTTGCAATGGTATCCAAGCGACTGGCGCGGTGACACCGATCTGCAATCGTGCTCCCTTGCGGCGCGTGGGCTCTGGCACGAAATGTGCTGTCTCATGCACGGTATGACGCCCTACGGCCACCTGCGCGTCGGCGGCAAGCCGGTTCCAGTTGACCGGCTGGCGCTGATGGTGGCGGCGCAATTGGGCGAGGTTAAGCGGCTACTGGTCGAGCTTGAGTCAGCGACGGTATTCAGCCGGACGGAGGACGGAACCATCTACAGCCGGCGGATGGTGCGCGATGAGCGCCTGCGGGCGATTCGCTCGGAGGTTGGCAGCCTGGGTGGAAGCCCGAAGCTGAAGAGTGGCTACAACAAGCCTGGCTTCATCTACAAAATGCTTAGGTCGAGTGATGGTGCCGTGAAAATCGGCATTAGCGCGAATCCGTCAAAACGGCTATGGAAGGTGCGCCAGCAGTTTCCATGCGACACGATCACTTTAGCGGAGACGGCCTACGTCCCCGACATGGGATCGCGGGAGGCGGAAATTCATCAAGCGCTTTCCCGGTGGGCGCAGGGTGAGTGGTTCAGCTTGGACGTGGAAGGGAATGACGCCCTTTTAGGCGCATGGGGTCGCCTTGCGGCTCCCCTTAAGGGGAACTACAAGGAGACAGTAAAGGTGAATGACAAGGTGTCACCAAACCAATCGGTAGAAGAGGAAGAGGAAGAAGAAGAAGAAAGAAAGAAAGAAATTAAATCAGGAAGAGTGGAACCGGAGTTCTCGATTCCCGACTGGGTGCCGATGGAGCCATGGCTGGACTACGTGTTGGCCAGGTTGGCAAAGCGAGCGCCGATAAAATCGCCATCTCAGGCGCAGTATTGCATCGCCAAACTAAAGAAACTGCGCGACTTAGGCCACGATCCCGCCGAGGTGTTAGCGCAGTCAATCGCAAACGGATGGACCGGATTATTCCCCGTTTCACAGGAGAAAAACGCCAATGGAAAACCAACAATCGCCGAACAAACTCGCCGTAATGCCGCCATCGCCCTTGAGCGGCATGAGGCTCGCGCTGCAAATCTTGGGGGCGCTGAGTGAGTGTTTGCCACGTCAAAACGGGGCGCAAGCACTGTCCCCGGAGGCCCTGGAGTTCATGGCTGAGGGGCTTGTAAACCTACCTGCGGATGACCTGCGGAGGGGTGCCGGACTGGCCCGCGACACCTGTAAATTCTTCCCCACGGTGGCCGAGTTAAGGGCGCTTTCGGGGGCTGTTTCGGTCAAGCCCGAGGACGCCCACCGCGCCGAAGAACTGGCAGCCTGGGAGCAAGTGCAACGGTGGGTCAAGCGGCACCGCGACAAGTTGCGCTGTGTCCAGACGGGCCACTTGGGCTGGCCGTTGCCCGAGCAGCATATCGAGCCATTGCCAGCGCGAGCGAATGACGCCTTGCGCCGCGTGGGTGGCCCTGACGCGATCCAGTCGGCTTGGGGCTCCGACAGCGAGACGTGGCTGCAAAAGAGCTTCTGCGAGGCGTACCGGCTCTCGGACGCGATTGGCGATGCCCAGCTTGCCCTGGGTGCTGCGAGTGACATGACGGGCGAACTTGCGGTGGGGATGGGCATGGAGCGAATGCTGAAGGAGGCGCGATGAACCTGACAAACGCTGAAGAAAATGCAATCTGGGGGATGGGGCGGCAGTGGGAGGGGTTATCAGTGAACGGGATGACACTGAAGGCCCTGATACGTCACGGACTGATCGAAACCGACACAAAGAGCCCTAAGTTTCGCTATTCCCTAACCGCGCGCGGTATGGCTGAATTTGAACGCCTGAAGGCATCGCCAAGCGGGATTGCAATATTGCGGGGCGATGTTGAGGTGGCGAAACTACACCACCGTCGCGCCAAGGCTATCGAGCGCGGGGAGGCTGTATGAACAGAACGGCGACACTGACGCTGGAGCAACTGTACGTGGTGCGGAGTTCTGTAAAGCATTCGATTTACTGCCAACCGTTCACCGCCGCTGTTTGTTCTTGCGGCACACAGCCCGCGATTGATTTGGTGGAGGAAGCCATCGCCGAAGCCAAACGCGTTGACCCGCTGAACGGTTGGACGCGGGTCGAGGATGGGCTGCCGGAATTTTTGCAGCCCGTCAACTGCGCCCAACGGGATGCCAATGGGGTAGCGTACGCGGTGCTGCATCGGAGCGAAGTCGTGGATGGGTGGGCGTGGTTTGACGTGCATGGGGACAACGAAACGATGGCGGTCACCCACTGGCGCGAACTGCCGCCGTTGCCCGAGGTAAACAATGCCCACGCGGAGGGGGTGAGTGATGGAAAGTAAAACAACGACTGAACGTGCGGCTGAGATTCTGATGGAGTTTGATCGGCTCGCAAAGGACAAGATGAGCGAGCGTGCGCGTGGTGACGCCTATGGGCGATTGCTCATTGGGGCACATGCCGAGATCGAGCGGCTCAAGGCCGAGGTTAACTCACGGCAAAGATGCGGCACGGCTTACAACGACGCGGACCCGGATAGCCCCAAGTGCGACCGCACAGCGTGTCATCCGGGGCTGCATTGCACGGCTGAAGGCTGGACCTTTGCCCATGGCGGCACTCACTTTCGGTACTGCTTTTGCAAGAGTGACATAACGGCATTCGCCAACGATAACGCCGAACTGAAGGCCGAGATTGACGCGCTGCGAGCGGAGGTAGCCGTATTGAGACTGGCGGCAGCCGTGGCCGAGGCGCCGATGGTTCCGGTTTGCACGACCTACGCTGACGCAACGGCGCAGACTACCGAGCGTCTCAAGGCCGAGCACGCCGACGCGCTGAAGCGGCAGCGGGCGGAGGACTTGGAGCGGGCGTGTAAGGCTGTCGATGACTGCCCTGGGGAGTTCAAGCCCGGACCAATCATTAGATACATCCGCGCCGCATTCGCCGCGCTGGAAGCGAAGGGCGGGAAGGTGGAGGGCAATGCAGCAGAAATTTAATGACGGTGAAGATGTCTCCGAAGTTGCCGCTGGTCTTTCGCTGCGCTTCACGGTGCTCTCGATTGGGATAAACGAAAGGCCCGAGTGGGGGCTTCACTTCGGAACGGGGCGCGACGGAAATAAGGTGCGTCCTTATGTTGCGGTGCGAGCGCGGCAACTTTTAATTCAAACGGGCTGGCTGTGGCAATAGGAGAAACGCGATGACCGACCAATCACCCATCGAACCATGCGCCACTTGCGGCGAACAGGTGCGCGTTCCAACTCTCCTCGCTAGACGAAACTTCGACGCGCGAAACAAACGGTGCGTTAGCTGCGCGGCCACACCGGAGGAGCTTGACCGGGTGGTGACGGCAATGCTCAAGGCGACCAATTGGGACTTGATGCCGCTGAGTACCAAGCTGGCGATCGCTGCGGAGGTGGGACGCGCATGACAACCGACGAACGAGTGCTTAAAATGCCGAAGCGTGTTCACCGCCGCCAGCCTGGCGATGCCAAGCCGTTGGGCGAACCGGGCGAGAGCCTAACCATCAAGGAGGCCGCCGCCGAAATGCGTTGCAGCGTGGCGACCATGCGCGAGCAGATCAACCGCCGAAGGCTGGAGGTGTCGAAGCCTTTCGGCAAGATACTGGTGCCGCGATCGGAGATCCAGCGATTGAAGGACGAAACGAAAATACCGGCGCTGCCGGCAAGGAGGGCGTGATGGTGTATCCGCGTGGAAAAATCTGGTGGATTCGATTTCAATTCTGCGGCTCGGAAATTCGCAAATCCGCGCGGACTTCAAACCGTAAGATCGCGGAAGCTGCGGAGCGCGAACTGCGCGCCCAGCTCGAGCGCGGCGTCAACGGCATCCGCGCCGCCGCAAAACCGATGCTGGTGCGGCAGGCGGTAGAAAACTACCTGGCGGGGCAAGGTGGGCGATGGGGCACGGAGCAGGCTGGGCGGTCGAAGCCCCTGCTGGCCGCGTTCGGCGCGCGCCTGGTTGTTGACGTATCCGCCGCCGACATTGCGGTATACCAGCGCCGGCGCGCCGCCAGCGGACTTGCCGCGCGCACGGTCAACATGGAGATTGGCGTTCTGCGCGGGGCATTGAAGCCGCTGGGAATCTGGGCGCAACTAGCCGATCACGTTAGCCAGCTCCGGGAGCGCGCGGACGTGGGACGGGCCATCTCCGACGCGGAGGAGGAGGCGCTACTTGCGGCTTGCCGTGCGTCCAAATCCCCGTCGCTCTATCCGGCTTTCGTGCTCTCTCTCCATTCCGGCTTGCGGCGCGGTGAGCTGCGGCGATTACGCGGGCGCGATCTGCGGCTGGAGTGGTGCGCGGGCGCCATCGTCAGCGGCGAACTGACCGTAGCGCAAGCCAAGACCGAGGCCGGCGAGGGTCGCACTGTTCCGCTATCGCAGGCAGCGTGTGTGGCGCTTACCGCTTGGCTGCCGTACTTCCCTGGTCGCAAGCCGGAGAGTTTCGTTTTTCCAGCCTACCGGCTCGGGGCCGGCGACGAGGTCACGCGGCTATGGGATCTCGACCTGAGCCGGCCCATGGGGTCGTTTGCGAAGGCCTGGGGAGCGGCGCGCCGCAAGGCGAAGGTGAACTGCCGATGGCACGACCTGCGCCATACGTTCGTGTCGCGGCTGCTCGAAAACGCCGAGGTGAGCGAGGCGACGGTAAAAGCACTGGCCGGCCACGTCTCGCAGCGGATGCTTGAACGTTACGGCCACATTCGGAGCGAGGCCAAGCGCGATGCGATCGCGGCCGTCGAGCGGCGCAAGCCGACTGGAGGAACGGAGTCGGCACAAAAGACGGCACAGTCAGCCAAAACCGCAAAGGGGAGGAAAGCCTAAGTGCTTGATTCTAATTGGAGCGGGAGACCGGGATCGAACCGGCGACATCCAGCTTGGGAAGCAGTAGCCCCGGTTGGCAGAGAACCTCACGAAGCCGACAAAAGGCCGCGAAATACGCGGTCGAAAGAGGTATCAACGCCCGGAGCGCCGTCGGTTCTTTTTGGTTCCGCTGGGTTCGCTCTTGGTACAAAATCCGGCACAAACGGCGCGCGTAAACATTGTGGGCGCGAGGCCGGCCGGTGAGCATTCACGCCGGGAAGGCACCGGATGATCTGGAGACAACACGCAACGCTATCACCGCCGCCTCGGGCAACGTCGCCACGATGGCGGAGATGCTTGGCCTTACGGTGTCGTCGGCATACCGGCGGATTCAGCGCCATGAACTATCTTCGCTGGTGCCGCCCACGGCCGTCAAGCGTGGCGGGCGACCACGCAACATGGAAGAAACCATGGTGCGGGTCCCGCCGAGCCCCGACGAGCGGCGCGTGCTGGAGGCGGTGGCAAGTGGCCGGGTCATCTCTTGGCGAGGAACGCCGATGCAAGCCAAGTTGCGCAAATACCGCTGGATCACGACTTGGCGCTGCCACGTTGGCATCGTGATCAAACTCACGAATCGCGGACGGCTGGCGCTGGCTACCCACACGGAGAGCGAACGATGACCGACCTGGTGCGATTACTCCGGGCGGCGGCGGACACGATCGAGGGTATGGATCCAAGGCCGGCGCTGGCGGACGAGCTGCGCGTAGCCGCGATCATCGAGCAGGCGGCGGCCGATGAATGCACCAGGCGCGGCGAACCCGTTGGGATCTGGTGGCGGACGGGCAACGAGCCGCGACGGGTGCAGATTCGGAGGGTGGCGGCGACAGCGGCGCGCGAGGCCGGCGCGTCCGTGAAGGAAATAGCGCGGGCGCTCGAACTGCACCATTCGACCGTCAGCCGCTTGTTTGGTACGCGCCGGCATTGCCGGCTAGAGGGAGGGATATGACCTACGAGGAATTTCTGGCGGCAAAGGTGGTAGGAGCAGGTAGCCATGGGTTTGTCGTCGAACCAGGTGACGTCAGCGCGGTGCTCAAACCGCATCAGGCGGACATCGTGCGCTGGGCGGTGGCCAAGGGCCGCGCCGCCATCTTCGCCGCCTTCGGGCTGGGAAAGACTCTGATCCAGCTCGAGATCGCCCGGCTCATTCTAGCCCGCGAGGGTGGCCGTTTCCTCATCGTCGCGCCACTGGGGGTGCGGCAGGAGTTTAAGCGCGACGGCGCGCTGCTCGGACTCGAGGTGCGCTACTGCCGGCGGATCGAGGAGTGCGCTGCCGACGGGATCTATCTCACGAATTACGAGACCATCCGCGACGGCAAGCTGAATCCACGAGCTTTCGCCGGCGTCAGTCTGGACGAGGCCTCGATTCTGCGCGGCCTGGGCGGGACCAAGACATTTCGCGCCTTCATGGCCCAGTTCGAGGGCTGGGGCCGGTACAAATTCGTGGCCACGGCCACGCCTTCGCCCAATGATTACATCGAGCTGCTGGCGTACAGCGCGTTTCTCGACGCGGGCGATGTCGGCCTGATGAAAACGCGGTTCTTCAAGCGCGACTCGACCAAGGCCGACACGCTGACACTGCATCCCCACAAGGAGCGCGAGTTCTGGCTGTGGCTGCAAACCTGGGCCGTGTTTCTGCAGCGGCCGAGCGACCTGGGATATAGCGATGAGGGCTATGCCCTGCCCGAGGCTGACATCTACTGGCACGAAGTTTCGAGCGAGAGCGAGGACTGCGGCAGCGACCCCAGCGGGCAGCGGCGGCTGTTGTCGCAGGCGGCGATCGGAGTGCAAGCGGCGGCAGCGGCAAAGCGCGACAGCCTGCCGGCGCGCATGGCCAAGCTGTTGGAGCTGCGATCGCTGGACCCGACCGCGCACCGCATCATCTGGCACGATCTCGAGGCCGAGCGGCACGCGATCGAGCGCGCGCTTCCTGGCTGCACCACGCTCTACGGGTCGCTGGACATGGAGGCACGAGAGCGGGCGGTGATGGCGTTCAGCGATGGCGAAATCGCCGAGCTGGCGGGCAAGCCGGTGATTGCCGGCTCGGGGTGCAACTTTCAGCGGCATTGCTCGTGGGCGATTTTTCTGGGCATTGGGTTCAAGTTCAACGATTTCATTCAGGCGATCCACCGCATTCAGCGCTTTTTGCAGCGGCGCCGGGTCCGGATTGACTTGATCTACGCCGAGTCGGAGCGGCCGATTCGAGCGATTTTGGAGCGCAAATGGGAACAGCACAAGGAGTTGGTGGCGCGTATGTCAGAGGTAATCCGTGAGTATGGGCTGGCGACCAGCGTCCAGCGGGAGATGGGGCGAGCGATCGGGGTCGAGCGCAGCGAGTACCGGAGCGAGCATGGAGTACTCGTGCATAACGACAGCGTGGTCGAGGCGCGGCGGCTGGAGAGTGATAGCGTCCACCTGATCCTGACTTCGATACCGTTCTCGACCCAATACGAGTACTCGCCCAGCTATAACGACTTCGGGCACTCGGACTCGAACGCCCATTTTTTTGAGCAGATGGACTACCTGACTCCGGAGCTGCTGCGGGCTCTCGCGCCGGGGCGGGTCGCGGCCATCCACGTCAAGGACCGGATCACGCCGGGCGGCATGACAGGCCTCGGCTTCCAGACGGTGTACCCGTTCCACGCCGACTGCATTACCCATTTCACCCGGCACGGGTTCGCCTACCTCGGCATGAAAACCATCGTGACGGATGTGGTGCGCGAGAATAACCAGACTTATCGGCTGGGCTGGACGGAGCAATGCAAGGACGGCTCGCGGATGGGCGTGGGAATGCCGGAGTACTTGCTACTGTTCCGCAAGCCGGTGACTGACCCCACACGCGGCTACGCCGATGTGCCAGTGGTCAAGAGCAAGGCCGATTACACGCGATCGCGCTGGCAGTTGGACGCGCATGGGTTCGCGCGGTCGAGCGGCAACCGGCTACTGGACGCGCGCGACCTGGTGGGGATGACCCACGCCGACATCTTCCGCGCTTACCGGCGCCACTCGCTGCTCAGCGCCTACGACTTCGAGCATCACGTTTCGCTCTGCGAATCGTTGGAGCGCTGCGACGGCTGTGGGCATATCCACGTCGGCGACCGGCAGTGCGGGAAATGTGACTGCCCGCGATCGGGCGGCAGGCTGCCGGTGACGTTCATGCTGTTACAGCCGCAATCGTGGCACCCGGATGTTTGGACGGATATTACGCGGATGTTGACATTGAACGGGGCGCAGGCGGCGAAGGGGCGGGAGATGCACCTGTGCCCGCTACAGTTCGACTTGGCGGACCGGGCGATCACGCAGTACACCATGCCGGGGGAGATGGTACTGGATCCGTTCTCTGGCATCGGCACAGTGGCCTACCGTGCTGTGCTGCTGGGCCGGCGAGGGATGGGAATTGAGTTGAGCGCGCGCTACCATGCCGACGCCGTCTATTACCTCGACCAGGCGGAGGCGAAGCGGAAGGCACCGGCGCTGTTCGACTTCGTGGAGGAGGAGAGCGCGCTAGGAGTGGGAGCGTGACGCAGCCGTTCTCATGGCACCGGCGGACGCGGAAGCGCCGGGAGGGTTCCAGTCGGTGAAAAAAGCGGCCCGGAACAGGCCTGAATGGCGCAAAATGCAGCGACGGCCCCGGAGCGTGTCTCGGGGCCGTCGCTATTTTTGCCGTCCTGTCGCTGGCTGGCGATGCACGCCGCGTTGGCGTGGGCGGCATCGCCAGCGCGCCCGCTATACTGCGATCGCCTGGCCCGCGAGCTCGGCCGAGACATAAAATCCCGTCTTGGTCGGATTATCCGCTAGGCGTCCTGCGGCCCGCAGTTCCTCGACCTGGGCGCGCGTCATGAGGCGAGTCAGTTTGTCGAATGGGATCGTGCGGGTGAAGTTGGCGCCGCCGTTCCCCCAGTTGTCGAGCACGGTTACGGAAACCTTGTTCACTTTCTGAATATAGGAGTAGCCGTCACGGAACGCCCAGCACTTGCAGGCCCCGCCCTTCTCCGGCTTCGTCTTGTCGGCATCAGTTCCCCCGGATGCGGCAAGCATTGCCCGCTCGTAGGCAAGGCGGTTATTCAGGTGCTCGAGCCAGCGGGCGCAGCGGGGAGCGTATTCCTGGGCGGAAGCGGTAACCAGCGCGGCCGCTTGCGCGGCGGTAATAACCCCACCATCCAGCGCGCTCCAGATGCCCATGGGCCCCTCGTACTGGCTGGCTGGCGGGTTGCGCGGGTATTTCGCCAGCGGGAAAGAATAGCTCCTATAGCCGCCCGTGTTCGCCAGGGCGAGGGCCGCCGCGAGTTGATCGGCTACGTTTGGGATGGCTTGAACGCGGCCCCATGCGGCCAACTCCACTGCGTTAACGTCGGAGTTCTTCTGCATTTTGCGCTGCTCTGCTTCGAGCGTTTTAATCCGGCGCGCCCGCACGGCGGGAAGTTCTTTGTAGCGGGCATGTGAGCGAGCGGCGTCGGCGCGGCGGGTCCAATAATCGGACTGCTTCCACATCTGCACTGCTTTGCCGATATTCTGCCGAATGCGCTCCTGGTCGCGGCGCGCATGCCGTTCGGAGTGGTGCCCGACAAGGATCGGCTGCCCCATCGGGATATGCTCCATGATCCCTTTCGCGGTAGCGTCGGCGCTGTCGCCGTCCGCTTGGCGGTTGGCGCTGTAGTCGGTGAATCGGTCCGCGCGCTGTTCGGCACGGTCAACCAGGCTACTGTCCTCGTCTCCGATCTCGCCGCAGAGGGCCACAAGTAAATCCTCTCTACCGGGGGACCATGACGGAGCGACGAAAAGCTCTTGCTTTGGTGCCCAGCTAAAGCCGGCGGCCTTGATCTTGGCGTATACCTCGGCGTCGAGGCGGCGGAATGGATACAGCCGCAGCTTATTGTCGGCTGGATCGTAGGTTGCCGTGCCGATCAGGTCGGCGGCGGTTTGCGGTTCGGTGATGGTTTCGGTATCTTCCATTGTCGCGGGGCCTCCCAGCCCTCCCCATCTGCATTTGCCCCGGCTTTGGACGGGCGCGCGTTGTCGCGTGGCTGCATTAGGTGGCCGGTCTATCGCGCCGGCCTTGCGCCCCGCCGCCGCTGGCCTCGGCCTAGGCCGGGATCGCGGGAGGCGACGAGGGGGCTGGTTAGATGTCCAGCGTTTCCGCTGGCTCCGTGCTGTATTTTGCGCCGCCACCCACTGCGTTCTTGGTTCGGCCTCCAGCGCACTCAGGATGCACGGGGGCGAACTTCCCGGCCTCCGATTTGTACAGGGCGGTTAGAGCCCTCTCCCAGTCACGGGAGCCGGTATCCTTACCGCAAATCAGGCAGCGGCCGCCAAACTTGACACCCAAACCCTTGTGCGTGTATTGCATTTCATTTCCCTCCTAGCGGCGATTTAGCTTGGGCGGTAGCGTGAGGCGGTAACCGCAATAGCTCTCGCGCCCATGCTCGTCGATAGCCGTGCCCTGCACGATGACAGTGCTCCCGTAGGAGGCGTCTCGCATCGACGCCTGTCGCCGCAGGACATCAACCTCCTTCTCGTGTCGTCGCAGGGCATCATACGCGGCGGCGAGGTCGGTGCCACGATAGAGGATGGCTCCGCCACCTAGCCCCTCATGGGGTTGAGCGTACTCTTGGCCCCAGCCTTGGGCCATGGCCGTGTACGTTTTATCTTTAAGTTCCGCGATCAGCGCGTTGTCGATTTCGAGTGTTTGCATGTTGTGCCGCCTCCCAGCGGCATTGCCGGTTTCCCCGGCCATGTCTACATACTATCCTTGCGGGCAAGGTGTGTCAAGGGGTTTGCAAGATTTATTTTTAGGGGGTGTCAAGATCAGGTTCTACGGGCAATTCGCCGCCTTCCAGCGTCTCCCGCTTCGCCTTCGCGGCCGCGCTCGCCTTTGTCGCAATTTCCAAGCGCCGCGCCGGGTTGAGCTTCGCAGCTCGCGCCTTGCCGCCGCGTGAGGCAAACAGCCTGTTCATTTCTTCAATGGTCAGTTTTCTACCCATGCGGGCAAGGATAGCATATTCGGTCGCCACGGCCCAAAATCCCCCATGCTAGGACCTGCCGGCAGGCTCCGCGACTCCGCACATCGCATCCTAGCGCGGTTTATTTCGCGGAAACTCGGCAAAATCGCAAAATGCGGCGATATTCGCGCTACGGCACCGCAACCGCGCAAACGTCACGCGGGGGCCGGGAGAATCAATCGCGGTGCGATTCTTTCGCAGGGCCGGGACTCGCGCAATTCGCAGCAACCCCATAACCTACAGGATGGCTCCGCACTCCTATAGATTGACTGTAGTAAGGTCGAGCGGCGTCGGCGCGGCGGGAGGGATCGGCGGTCAAAGCCGGGCTGAACGGGCGCCGGTGCGACTGGGGCAGTGGTCAGTCGGATGACTTTATCTATGGGGCTCTCTGCCGGTGATTGGCTAGTCTACAGTCCCGACCTGACCCAAGGATGCCGCGCGCTGCCGCGAGTCGGAGCCGGCTGGCCGCGCTGTTGAGCCGTCATCCATCATTGAGCCCGCGCCGCCGCCGCCATCACTGCCTGCCTGCTGGCCCAGCAGTGTCGCTACACGCTCTCGGCTCAATGTTATCAATGGGTTGGCTCGATTCGTCCATCGCCCTGTGCCGGTTATTGTGCCGGTTACGCCGCGATCGGTGTGGTGATGGGGCCCGCCAGGTGCTCGTGGGTGACTGCCACTGCTGCCGGCCGTCAGGGGGGGGCATACCATCCTCGCCGGTGATCGGCCTCCGTATAGGCCCTCCCGCTGAAAAGTGCCTACGCCCGAGAATTATTGGGCGCAGGTGTTTTTGGACGCAGCTTCGCTAAAGTGGTATCCGGTTCGCGCCGTTGAAAAATCTTTAGCAGCACTCTCTTTGCGAAAACTGTCTCGCCGGTCGCTGCGATCAACGGTTCATCTCAGCAGGTCAGTGGGTCCGTAGTCGAGTCAGGCGCCGGGTATTGCTTGATCCGATGCGTCCCGATGCCGCGATGGTTGTTACCATTCGTTGTCCTCAGTGGGCCTGCTGGAAGCGGGTCAAGATCAACGTTACGCCGACTGCAAAAAAAAACAAGGGGTTTTCGCGCGAAAACCTATTTTAGTTTTGAGAGACTCCATACATGGCAGGTTGGGTTGGATCACAGATGAGTGAGCTGAGGCCGGGGGCGGTGATGCCCCGGGCTTGGCGCGTGACTCGGTAAGGACTGCCATCGGGTGCGGCTTGACCGCATTGCTGCCCGTTAGACGGCACGTTTCCAAAGTCACAGGTGTCTATGCGTATTGTTGAATTCGCCAAGCGATTGTTGGGGCGGCGCGTGCCGGCGCAGGCTGATCATGCTGGCGCTGACCAAGCGGCAGCGGGAGAAGGCTTCAAGTACCCGGCGCGCACTTCAACAACGGGCGCGTTCATGGCGCTTGGAGGGAAGCAAGAGACTTCTGTAGCTCCTGCGGCTTCCAAGCCGCCTGATCGCCTTGAGCCCGCCAAGAAGCGGCCGGGCGCAATGTTCGACGAGCTAATTGGCAACGCGTGGGCCTCCGGGGTGCTGCGGGATCGGCAGGTAGCCAGATTTCGCGCGGCCTATGGAGAGCCCCCGTCGGCGGATCTGATCAACGCCTCGCCATTTCCAGTGTCGGTGCATACGACGGTTGGCTACTTCGAGATTCCGCCGTACTCGAAGGCTGGATTTGGGCGGCTGACGATTGAGGGCCTGCGCGTGGAGGCTTGCGGCGATGGTTTCGCTGGAGTCACGCCGGCTCAAATTGCCGCCGACCTGGTGGCGCAAGGGTTTGGCATGGTGCAGCCGTTAAGGCCGGACGGGCACCACGAGGACAAGGCGCGGGCGGCGTTTCGGCGCTGGATGCGGGAAGAAGCAATGCACGTCAGCGCGCTGTGTGCGCCAGGCTCTTCGGTGTGGCTCGGAGATAGATGGGATCGCACGGACGCCGCAATTGCGAGTACTGCGGCCGCGTGGACTGTCATCGGAGAACGGCAGGTGTTCGCCGCTGTTCTGATGGCGCGAATCGAGGGATGGGAATTGCCGCCGGCCGTGCTGAGCGCTCAGCGGCACTGGCGGAAGGTGCGCGCCGAGCGCGTGGCCGAGGCGCGCAAGGCTCAGGTGGCAGCGATCGAGAACGCCGCCAAGCGCAACGTGGCCGAGGCCATGAAGCAGTTCAGACGCGATCTGGATGCCGCCATCAACACGGATGGCATGGGGTTATGGCCAGAAGGCCAGTCTTTTCACGGGGAGGATAGCCATGGCGCGAAAACGTAGCGGGCGAATTCGACATGCGGGCCGGGTGATGATCGGGGTGATTTACCCGAACGATGACCACGGCACTTCTCCACGCTTCTTCCTGCGTGAGTCCGAGGCGACGGCGATGCTGCGCGAGGGCTTCGCGGACGACAAGGGACTGCCGATCAACCAGATGCGGCTCACGTTCAAGCGGCCGATCGGCCTGCGGGATGCGTCCTGCAAGATTTCGAAAGGCGTCATGATCGCGTTCGCGGCGGGCGATGCCTATGCGCGGTCGCTGGTCAATGCGTGGGCATAACAGGCGAACCATGAGCATCGAGTCAATCTCCTGGAGCCCTGAACCAACGCCGGACGGAGCGGACGCGATTGGAGATTTCCCGCTGGTCGCAGGGCGCGTCGAGATGCGCAGGCTGAGCAATTGCGAGCTGGTCTTGTCCGTGGACGTGGATGGAGTGAAGCGCGTCTACCGGATCAAGGGATTGGCGAGGGTGAACTTCGAAAGGGCCAACAATGTCATGCCTCAATGAAGTTGATTGGTGCGCCTTTGCTGACCTGCGTAGGCAGGATGCCGCCCGCATGCAGGCCCAGATAGCGGCAGACCGGCGCAGGATGGCTGAACAGAGAGCCTATGGGCTTGGGATCAGTCCGCATCGCCACGACTGCCACTGCCTGCCCTGCACGCAGGAGCGGCTGGCAGCGAGGTAGGAAGGAAAACGACACCATGCCTGCATTCCTCGAATCCGCATTGCGCCATGAGTACGGGAAGAAGGGGCTGCGCGGCAAAGAACTGGATGCCCGCGTGTTCGAAGTCATGAACAGCGTCGGTGCCGTGAAGGGCAACAAGGAAACCGCCAAGGGCCGCGAGATGGAGCGGAAGCACGAGAGCATGATGCAGCGGGTCGGGCGTAAGGCACGCAGCCGCAAGGACGTATGAGGTTGAGGGCTCGCCTGGAGCCAAGCCCGCAGTTGGCTGAGTTCTACCGCGAGTTTAACCGTGAGTGGTTTGGCGGGCGGTTGCCGGCGGATACGCGGTTGTATTGGATGCCGGCGCGGATGGCGAACAGGTCGGGACACCTGGCGGAGGTGTGGGGCACGAGAAAGCAGCATCGGCCAATTACGAACTTCAAGATTTCGGTTTCGAATCGGATCCGGTTTTCCTCGCGGTTGGTGGTGCGGGTACTGCTACACGAAATGGCGCACATCTCGACCGGATTGGGAGCCCAACACGGGCCGCGATGGCAGCGTGAGATGCTGCGACTGGCCAAGGCCGGCGCATTCGCGCGGCTCTGGTAACGGCGGCCGAGATTTATCAGTGGGAGTTGACCATGGATGACCAGACCAAACAGCCCGAAGGCCGCTTGCGCCTCGTAATCAGCATTCCGCGTGATCGTTGGGCCGTCGAGACAATCAAAGCTGCAACTGCCGCCGCAACGGCGGCTAACGGCGGGGCTCTTCCTTCCGGGCGATGGCTCGCGTCTCGCGCATTCGTAAAGTGGTATTACGCAACTTGCGTCAGGGTGGTGTGTGAGCACGCGCCAGGGCCGATGTCTTGCGATATTCCGTCGCCGCCGTCGTCGGCCGAGACCATGGCCGCCATTCCGCTGGAGATTGATTACGAGGATGATTGCGACAACCTCGCGCTGGTGGCGGACCTGAATCTGTAACGAAGCTGTGGCCGGAATTTATTCGTTTACGGCACCCATGGTGGCGCACGAGATGTGCGCACGCCCTTGTCGGGGTTGGGTCATGAAACAGGTGCCATCAGTTTGGGGCGCAGCGTTTGGCGGTTGAGTTGCCCGCCACTCGGCCCGTTGGCCGGCGCGCCCCAATGCGTTTTCACAGTTTGGCCAGCGATGGCCGAATAAGCCTGTAGATGCGTTGCTTGGCGGTACTTCGGACGCCGGTTCGATCCCGGCCACGTCCACCAACTTGAGGGCGTGCAATGGTTTCGACGGGGCACCAAAGAGGACGCGGCAGGCCGGCGAGACATGGCCGCAACAGTTCAAAACCATAAACGCCAAATCCAACGTGATTGCGTTTGCGGCTCCGGCGCCTCTGGCGCTGGCAGCCTAACGGCTTGGGGCTAGGCATCGCGTCCTGGCCCCCGCCCGTTTCCGGCTTCGTAAAAGCCGGTGGTGGAGGCGGTCGGGGCGGATTAGCGCCTTGGCCTGTTTGCATATGCGCAGAATCATTCTCAAGGTTTTCGACTCGGCCAATAAGCGCGTGGTGCGGCGGATTGTTATCGCCGCGCCCAAGGGCAAGAGGTTCACGCCCAAGGGCGTTGACGACAACCTCGCCTCGTTCTGCGAAGAGCTGGAGCGCAAGTTGCCCAGCCATCTCTACCGGCTGGTGCAGGTTGGGCCGTCGGAGTTCAATTTCGTTTGGGGAGCGAAGGTAGCAGCATGATCCAGGCGCGGCATTACCGCTTTACGTTGGCCGAACAGCAGGTCATCTCTGGCGACGGAGTGCGCACCGTGCCTGGGGGCACGCTGGTTTCAGAGCTTGAAGATTTCGACAGTCATGAGGCGGCGCTGCACTCGCTCAAGCGCGACCTTGAGACGGTTCACGCGGGCGTCGGGCATGTTGCTCCGGCTGGAGTATGCGGCAAGCTGCCCTGCCTCGACATTCGACGCGACATGGTGAAGGTGATTGAGGGGATGCCGAAACAGTGAAGCGACCCACGCGCCAATTCAAGTTCATCGAGCAGCGGGCGATCCTTCAGATGGCGCGCTTGTGGACGCCATCGTTTTGCGCCGAGCAGTTGGGTTTGCGACCGCCGACCGAAGCCGACCGGGCGCGGGAGCGGTGGAAGTCTTTGTTCAGGAGGGTGGAAGCGTGAAAAGCATATTTGTGGGCAACCTGCCGTTCGCGGCGACCGATGATGAAGTTCGCGGCCTGTTCGATGCGTTCGGCGAAGTCCAGCGCGTCACGGTCATCAAGGACGAGAGCGGGCGCTCGCGTGGCTACGGCTTCGTGGACATGCCCGTTGATATCGAAGCCGACGAGGCCATTGCCGGACTCCAAGGGGAGCGCATGGGCGGCCGGGCGCTGAACGTGAATGAGGCGCGACCGCGAAAGTCGCGCGCGGAGCGGGCATGAGCATCCGCCCCGTTCACGACAGGCTGGTTGTGCGCCGCGACTCTTCCGTCGCTCCAATGCCCGCCGGGCTGATTGCGCCCGTCCTGGCCGAGAAGAAGAAGGCGTCGGGCGTGGTGCTGGCGGTTGGTGCGGGCCGCAGACTGCCAAGCGGCGCGCTGGTCCCGCTGGATGTGAAGCCCGGCGACACCGTGCATTTCGGCGAGTACGCGGGGATTGACATTACACAGGACGGCGAGGATGTGGTGATTCTCAGGGAGTGCGAATGCACGTTGGTGGAACCAGCCCAATGAGACGCCACATCGTTCTCGCCGCTGCGTTGCTGGCCATGGCGCTGCCGATGTTCGGCGCGACCACCGGAACGCTGACCGGCAAGTTTGTCACGCCGCTGATCGGCCCGGTGGTCAACGGCACGCTGCAATTGCAGCTCAGTCAGTTGGTGGTGTCGCCGGGAAACTATGCAGTCATCCCGCAGCTTGTCACCTGCTATACCTCGACCGATGGGTCAGTCGTGGGCTCGGCTAACCCGCTGACGACGCCCACGGGCACCGCGCAGACGGGAACCGGATCGCTCGCCGCCGGCGTGTATTTCGTCAAACTGACGAACTACAATTCGACAGCGAGCACTGAAACTCTGGCCGGCCCGGAAGCGCAGTTCACGCTGAACAGCACTGGCCAGATCGTCATCAATGCGCCCACCGTGATTCCGAGCGGCGTCACCGGCTACCGGGTGTACATCGGGACCAGCTCCGGCACCGAGACGCTGCAAGGCTCGGCGCTGAACAACGTGAATTTCACGCAGTCAGTGGCGCTGACATCGGGCGCGGCGCTGCCTGCGAGCAATAACACCGCCTGTGTCTACTTCGGAAACGACGCCGGGATCCCGTCGGCCACCTACTACTCGGCCACGCTGACCGATGTAAACCAGAATGTTGTCACCGGCTTCCCGAAGAACTGGTATCTGACCAGCGCGACCCTCGACGTTTCTACGCTTCTGCCGTTGGGCTATCCGCCGAGCGTGAGCTTCCCTGCCCCGGTTCTCACGAATCCCGCGCAGCCCTATCCGCAGAGCATCGCCAGCCCGCTCAACCTGAACGGGTACGCAGTATCGAATACGTCGAACCTGGGGCCGGGGTATGCCTCCGGGTTCTTCGCCGGCACCATTACTGCGCCGACAGCCACGCTGTATGCGTGGACGCCGAATGTCCCGATCACGGTGCGGGCGCTGAGTGCCTTTGTTCAATCGGCGGGCGTGGGCGCGGGAGCTTCGACCTTCGCGGTGACCGACGGCACAAGCGTTTGCACATTCCCCGCGATGTTGAGCGGAACGGCGATCTACGGATCATCGAACGCGCCGACCGGCACATGCAATTTCAACGCCGGCACGCAGTTGAGCCTTCAAGTCACGGCGGATACGCACGCATCATCCAGACCCGGCAACATCCAGTTCACGGTCGAGACTACTGGCCGCTAGGCCAACCGCGTACACGCCGGCAGCCCCGGCCAAGGAGATTCCATGAAGCGCTTTATTCAATACGTCCGCCGTGCCATCAAGTCGGCACCCCTCGCCTTGGCCTGCCTGGCCATGGTGTGCTTCCTCAACGCCCAGACGACGCCGCCGGTGAACGCCAGCGACTTCTCGGGGTTCACGGCCTACATGACCACGCCGATTGCGGCGACGGGCAGCGCGAGCTTCACGGTCACCCCCGGATTCTTCTCGGGCTCGAGGGGCGAGACGCCGGTGCCGGTTCTGACCAACAACGGCTACGTCACCTTCGACACGGGCAGCACAGCCGAGACGTTGCAGGTAACCTCGGTCACCTGTAGCAACGGCGCGCCCAGCCAATGCACGGGCACTGCGACATTTGCCAATACCCATCCCGGCAACCGCACTTTGATCTCGACGGCCACGGGCGGCGTGCAGGAGGCGGCGAGCTGGCTGCTGGCGCGCGGATCCGGCCTGCCCGGATTCGTGGTGGTTGGCCCGGTGTTCGGATCGAGCAACACTCCGTTCAGCCTGGTCACCGGCAATATCATGGTCGAGGACTTGCGCGGCCTGTCTCCGCTGTTCTGGGCACCGCGACCGACGACCCTATCGCTGATTCCTGCGGGTTCGGCGGTGACGCTGACCGGCGTGAACGGTGGCGCGCTGACTTCGACCGGCACCTATTACGTTAGCTACGAGTACGTGGATGCGCTGGGTGGAATCTCGCTGCCCGCGACTGACAGTTCGCAAATTACACTGAGCGGCTCGCAGCAGACGGTAACCACGTCCGCCGTGGCCGCGACGACCGGAGCGGTTGGCTTTATTCCGCTTATCACCGCGTCCGCCGGGAGCGCCGGAACAGAGATCGAGGTTCCCGTCACCTCCTCGGTTTGCACGCTGGCCACGGCTCTGGTATCCACTGGCAAGCCGGTATGCGCGATCGGCGCCACGGCCACCATCGCCGCCAATCCGTCGAGCACCGCGAAGGAGGTGGCCGAGTCCACCGCGCATACCATCATCCAGTTGCAGGCGTTCAGTGCGCTGCCCCCGGCCTTCCAGACGCAGTTCGGGCCGTTCGTCGCCACCGGCACGTTGAACAGTTCGAACGCGGACGGCGCGCAGATGTACGTTCCTGCCGGGTACTTCAACTACTTGGGCAAAACGTGGGATGTGTGCGTAAAGGGCGCGACGGCCACGCAAGTTGCGAGTTCGACGCTGGTGGTTAAGTTGCAGGTGGCGAATCAGTACGGCCAATCGCCGGTCACTCTATCGACGATCAGCTTCCCGACGCAGACGCAGGCGGCGGCTGGCACATTCGGCGGCTGTTTCCGCATCACGACCAATGTGACCGGCACCAGCGGTAAGTTCTGGTCGGTCACTCCGCTGCCCTGGTACAACGTGGCCAACGCGGCTGCGACCACCATTGTCAACGGGGTGGATGTCACGACCGCCGCCAGTTCGGCGATTGACCTGACGCAGGGCATTTACCTATCGGTGAATCTGGCGAGCGGCACGGCGAACAACATCACCGCGCCGATTATCAACGCGCTGTCCATCGTCCCGGTGAATGGGAACTAAGCCATGACGATGAGAATGCGGCTTGCCGCCGTTCCGATCCTTGCTTGCATCGTCGTCTTGATCGCGTGGGGCCAGACCGTCGGCCCCATGCCGCCTTCGCCGAAAACGGTCACCACGTCCAGCACGTTGACCACCGGTGTCATCCCCAAGGCAACCGGGGCGGGAACAATCGGCGACAGTTCCGTCACCGACAACGGAACGACGGTGAGCACGACGGAGAATCTTGCGCTGGCGACCGGGAAGGTGTTGTCGTGGAATGGCGACACCGGCCTATTGCGCGACTCCGCTGGCGTTGTGGATGTTGGGAATGGGACGGCGGGCAATAAAAGTGGAACGCTTAACTTCGCACAGGCAAATATCGCAAGCTATTCCATCACGCTTGGTACAACGAACACTTTCGGCGTATATATAAACTCCGCTACTGACGCTGGCTGTTATACTCCGCAGGGGAGTAATTTGTTTTCTGTCGGGTACGCCACGAACGGCGGTGCAGCGTGTACGCCGGTAATTGAATGGAACGCATCTGGTAACGCGGCGATGGGCACTATCGCCAGCCCGAGTGGGACGTTTAGCTCTGGCAACTTTGCGGTCGGAATTGCCAACGAAACCGGCACCGGCACCACTGTTGGCGCACTGGCGAAGCTCACTGGCGCACCGTCTACCGCGATCATTACCGGCACCGGAGACACGTCCGGCGTAATCGGCATCGTGGTTTCCGGTGCTGGCAAGAGTGGGAACGCGATTATTGCCGTATCTGGTATCGCCTCTTGCATATTCGACGCGGGCGGCGTCACGGCGGGCGATTACGTCATCATCTCGACCACCACGGCTGGCGACTGCGCGGACGGCGGCGCAACCGTACTGGCAGGCGAAAGCGTTGGCCGCGCACTTGCGACCGTAGCCAGCGGCACGGCGAACGTGCTCATCAACATCCAGAAGAACTAGAAGGACAAAACAAATGTCAGCACAAACGCTTTACGCAGCGGCCGCATCAGGTGGCACATGGGCCAATATCCCAGCGACCATCCCGGCGCACAACGTCGAGATGGTCGAGGACGGCAGCGCTGCGGGCGGCGCGCAGGGATTGATCGTCCAGTTCTGGAATCGGGGCACGCAGACATGGGGGCCGTCGTGCAGTTACCTCGCCAACCAGCCGATTGAAATGGTTGGCCACGGCCACGATGGAGTGCTTGGCTACCCCGCACAGAACGCGGCCAACGGCGTGAACGCCTTCAACTATCGCGCGGCTGATAATTATTGCCGCGTCACCTCGGCCACGGCCACCGCAACCACGGTGCGGGTGGTCGAACAGGAAACGAGCCCACTCTGATGCGGCTGCCCTTCGTATCGCGGCTCCGCTACCAGTCGGCCATTCATCAGGCGGCGAAGGCGGAAACGGCGCTGGCGCAAGAGCGGCTCAAATTGGCCGAGCGAGAGCAGCAGTGTCGCACGGCGGAAGCGGAAGCGGGCCAATGGCGTGCGGAATGCGGACGGCTTCAGGGCAAGGTCGAATCGCTCATGGATAACATCCTGTGGGCAAACGGCCAGCGGCCTATTTTCGATCCGGGCGATGAGCGCTTCCGGCGAAAGACGGCGGAGGAAGTCACGGTTTCAGCAGCGCAGCGGGCGAAGGTGGAAAACCCGGCGGAGATGCGGCGGAGCAAAGAGAAGGCCGACATGGAGTTCGCCGAGCGCGACCGCAAGGCGGTACTGGCGGCGCAACTGAAGGTGTTGGCCGAGCAGGAAAAAGAGAAGAAGAAAAAGGAGACATCCGATGGCAGATCAAACCAAGCGTAATCGAGCGGCGGACTTCGCCACACTCGACCCGCAATCCAAGAGTCGGATGTCGCGCGACGTGGAAGCGTCCATGACTGGCCGGCCACAACCGTTCGGCAGTTTCGACGCCGACTCCGGCGCTGGACGTGTCAGCCCGCAGGCGGCTGGCTACATGGAACTGGACGGAGCGCAGAAGGACGGCGATTGCGACCTGGTGGCGGCCCCCGGCGGCGTGTCGGGCGAGATGGGCTGCTGCAACCTGTTCGAGCCGCAATCAGGCGCGCAGCAGTTCTCTTGCGGAACCTGCGAGCACTTCAGCGGCGGCGCGAGCGACGAAAATCAGGAGGCGGGCAATGGCGAACCTGACGGCCAAGCAGCGCAACCGGCTGCCTAAAGGTAGATTCGGATTGCCCGAGACGCGGCAATATCCGATGGAGGACCTGAAACACGCTCGGCTAGCGGTGCAGATGGCCTCACATGCGGGGCCGAAGGACGAGAAGCGGATTGACGCAAAGGCACACCGCCTCTACCCCAGTATCAGAATCGGCGGCAAGTAATGCCGGTGGATCGCGCCTACATCTCCCCGCTGCTCACTTCGGCGGACCCGGAGGTGCGGAACATCGGCCAAGCGGCTCAGACGCTCGCCAACCAGAGCGATGCAATAGAGAAGGCGTCGGGGCTGTCCATTCAGGTGGGCGGCAAGGCAACGGCAGCCAATGCGGCGGTAACCGCGCCGCCGGCGTCGAGCGCGAAGGTGACCGCTGGCAGCGGACATTTTCTGGTGCAGATCGCAGCTCCGGGCAGCAACACGCCGATGGTGCAGCACCAGCTCAGGAGCGCGACCGATTCTGGGTTTGGTCAGAACGTGACCATCTACACGCTCGGTTTCGGCCAACTGACCTTGGACGTGGTTGACCCCGGCGTCACGAAGTACTGGGCATTGCGGAGCCAATTGCAAGGTTCCACATGGAACGCTTGGGCGCTGATATCGGGACCGTTGAGCGGCGCGTTCACATCGGGCGCGCTAAAGACATCGTAGAAGCAATCGCAGACAGACCTTAACCATGGGATTACTCGCGTCGGGCCTCGCCCAACTTAGCGACGGACACGATGGCCTGGACGCGCTCTCTAATGGCGCGGACCAGGCGCAGCAGGTCGCCGCGCAGGGCGGCGATGCCAGCGCCGTGCAGGACGCCACCGCCGCCAATCAGGGCTCGGTGAACAAGGGCGAGCAGCCGAACGCCGAAGCGCCATACATCGCCGCCGACCCGGAACAGGCAGTGCAGGAGGCGCTGCGATCGCTGGTGCGCGGCTATGAACTGGAATCGGATTCAGTGCGCCGCCACAAGGTGCGGATTTGGCGCAAGGCCGAGGAATTTTGGAAGGGCTCGCCAAACGGCTGGTACTCGGAACGCGATGGCGCATGGCACACGCCGTTCGAGTCGCCGGGGCGCGGCGATACGGATGGCGGCCGGAGCGAGCGCGTTCACAACTACTTCCGGCCTTGGGGGCTGAGCGTCATTGCGGCGCTCACGTCGGCTCCGGTGAAGCTGAATTACCTGCCGGTGAGCGCGGAATCGCAGGAGGACATTGCGACGGCCAAGGCGGCGCAGAAAATCGCGGAGCTGGTCGCGCGCAACAACAACCTGCAAACGCTGCGGGTGAAGAAGGGCTACTACCTCTGGACGCAGGGCATCTTCGCCACGTTCATTCGATTCGTGGTGGATGGCGGCCAGTTCGGCTATCACAGCGAGGACGTGATGGGCGAGCAGACTTTCCAAGTGCTGCCCGATCGCTACGAGTGCCAGGAATGCGGCGGCTATCAGCCGGCGGACTCCGATGAGTCAAGCGGAATGCCGGGCGCCCCGGTTGGCTGCAACACCTGCGGCGCGTTGATGGGGCCGGAGAGTTTCTCGCCGGCGGAAAACATCACCGCGACAATGCCGGTGGACACGCGGCGAGTTCCGAATGGCGCCGAGAAGCTGACCACATACGGCCCGCTGTTCATCAAGCTGCCACCGCAGGCTCAGGGGCAGCGCGACTGCTACTACCTGATTCAGGTCGAGGAGCAGCACAAGGCGGTTCTGCGGGCGGCTTATCCGCAGAAGGCAAACAGGATCGAGGACGTGGGCTCGGGGGGCGAGGACACCTACGAGCGCATCGTGCGCCTGAGTCTGGCCGACGCGCAGGGATCGTGGAATACGCTGCCCATGTCATCGCTTGTGACCTACAAGCGGGCATGGCTGCGGCCGGAATCGTTTTGGGCGCACGCTGAACCGGAGATGCGGAAGAAGCTGCTTGGGCTGTACCCGGATGGCTGTCGGGTGGAGTTCGCCGGCGACGTATTTCTACAGGCGGTACCGGAGAAGCTGGACGACTACTGGGAGATTTGCACGGGCCTTCCGGGCATCGGCATCTACCGGGATCCGCTGGGACTCGACGCGGTATCGGTGCAAGAGGAAATCAACGATACGGCGAACCTGAAGGACGAGTTCAGGAACCTTGCCTCATGCCCGCCGGTTTTCTATGACGCGCGGGTGGTGAATGGCGAGGCGCTCCAGAAGCGGAAGATGGAGCCGGCATCGTTCGTGCCGTTCCTGCTGGAGAACGTGGGGCAGCAGTACCCCATCGAGCAGGCCATCTGGCAGCCGAAGTTTACGATGGACGCGAACATCTGGCAGGAGGAGCAGCGGCTCGCCGAGTGCGGGCAATTCTTCACCGGTGCGCTGCCATCGCTGTTCGGCGGCGGCATACCTGATGTTAAAACGGCCAGCGCCTACAAGCAGGCCAAGGATCAGGCCATGGGCCGGCTGACGCTTGTATGGAAGCAGATGCGGGAGGCCGAAGCCAACGAGATGACCAAGGCCATCGTCTGCTACCAGCGCAACCGGACGGACGATGAAGAACTGGTGGTCGAGGGCAAGAGCGGCCAATTCCGCAGCCAGTTTATCCGGCTGAACGAGATTCAGGGCAACGTCATCGCGGCGCCATCGGCGGATGAGGACTTCCCGCAGACCTTCGCCGAGATACAGGGCGCACTGCAACAGATTCTGCAAACGAAAGACCCGGCCATCATCAAGGCGTTGGGCGTGGCGGACCCGGTAAACTTCCCCATCCTCACGCACTACATTGGCCTCGACGGGCTGACCAACCCGGACGAGGAGGACGTGCAGAAGCAATTCATCGAGATCGAGGCCTTGATTGGCTCGACCCCGATCATCGGACCGGATGGTAACCCGCAACCGTCCATCCAGCCGGAAGCTGGGATTGACGACGACGACATTCACATCGAGACGATCAGGACGTGGAGCAAGGGCTCGACGGGACTCGATTGCAAGGCGCGCAACCCGGACGGCTATCAGAATGTGCAACTGCACCGGCTGATGCACGAGGCCAACCGGACGGCGCAGGCCGCGCAGCAGGCGCAGCAGCAGGCGGCGGTAGCAGCCGCCGGAGCGCCACCGAACCAGCAGCCAGCGCAGCCGGATCAAGGCCCGCAACCGCCCAACGCACCGGGCGCGGCACCATCAGCCGACGCGTCGGCACCGACTCAGACCACTGCGTAGCGTAAAGGAGACAGTCCATGGACAGCGATATGGCCGTACTGGAGGGTTCGCCATCCTCCGCCCCAGCCCCCGATGCCGGTGCCGCGCCAGCGGCCGAGCCGGTTGCCAGTCCCGAAACCAGCGCAGCGCCGGACGCAGCAACCCCGGCATCCGCCGCAGCCTCCGAGCCGGCAGCAGCCGAGCCGACCAACGAGATCGAGTGGCCGGACGGCGAGGAGCCGGAAGAACCGGCCGCAGCCGTCGAGCCAGCGCCGGACGCGGATAAAGCGCCGGACGAAGCCGCCAACGCCCGCACCGGTGTAGCCGCCAAGGTGGGCCCGGCAGCTTTGACCAACACGATCAAAGAGACGCCGGAGTTGAGCGCGTTGCTTGAGGCCAACCCGCGCATCAAGGCGCAGCTCTACCAGATGGCGCGGCGCTCGGGCGAGTTGGCCGAGTTTCAGGAGATTCTGCCGACAACGGCCAGGGCGCGGGAAGTAGTTGGCCTCGCCGAATCGTTGGGCCACGTCGAGGCGATCCTCGGGGGCAACGATTCGCAATCGTTCTGGCAGATGATCTATGACGGCCAGACGAGAACGGACCCCGCTACGGGGGAAAAGACATCGAGCGGCGCATACGAGCGCCATGTTGGCTGGCTGCGAAACACGATCCTCGACCGGATCGCGGATACGGCAAAGACCAGCAACAACGAACAACTTGCGGAAGCCGTCGCCACCATCAAGGATGCGCTTGGTACGTCGCCGTCATCCTCGGCGAAAGATGGAGCGGCCGGCACGAACTTCGACGAACAGTCGTTGCCACCTCAACTCCGGCAGCAGCTCGAAGCCGGCAAGCGTGCGCTTGCCGAACAAGAGCAATCCCGAACCCGGCGGGCACAGGAAGAGGCGCGCGCGACCGAACAATTCAACGACGATACGGCCAGCAAGGCAGCGGCGGAGTTGAGCGGGTTTGTAAATAGCCTGCTCAGCAATACGCGGCTGTCGGACTACGACAAGGAGCACATCGCCCGCGACTTCATTGACGCGGTGGCGGAACACGCGGATCGTGACAAGGTGCATTCGGCGGCCATCGCGGAAATGCTGCGGGCTGGCAATAACAGCCAGGAGGCGCAGCAGCGGGTGGTGCGGCAGGTTATGCAGTGGGCGCGGCTGAACGGGCGCGACATTCTGGAGCCGATCTTGACCAAGGCCGGGGCCAGCATGAAGCAGCGCCAGGCGGAACGCGATAACAAGCTCGCCACGCGCAACCGTTCCGACCCCAAGTCATCGGGAGCGCCGGCGCGCGCAGCTCTACCGAATGCGCGTGAGGTAGTGAAGGCGGCGCAGCAGAAGCTGGGACGCCGACTGAGCGACCGCGAAATCCTCGAACTGGCATAGTCGTCTATCGAACAACGCTCGAACGCTGGCGCGGATGCGTCAGGAGGCGAACATGGCATTGCAAAATTCTCAGGTGGTCGCCCTGCAGCTCGAAAAGGTACGGGACAAACTCCCGATCCTTTACGAGCGCGACGACACCTTTTTCAGTCTGATTCAGAAACGCGACGTGGAACGGGTTTCGACCCGCACCGCCCGCATTCCCCTCCAAGTCGAACCGGGAGGCGCGTTCGGTGCCGCCAGTTTCGACGGCGGCGACCTGGGTCGCGGCTCTGGCACCTTGTACGACTTCGCGCAGATCACTCCGATCGGCATTCGCTTCGCGGTGGAAATCACCAAGTTGGTCGAGTACGCCACCGACGCCAGCGACAAGGCGATCGAGGACGCGGCCAAGCGCGAAGTCGTGAACGCCATGAAGCAGTTCCGTGTGATGATGGACGCCTCGCTGCAAACCGCCGGCAACGGCGTGTTCGGCACGGTAACCGTCGTCACCGGGACCACCTTGACGCTCAGCAACACTCCCTTCGGGGCGCGGTTGCTGATGCAGAACCAGCCGGTGCAGATTTACGACGCCACCCTGACCACGAACCGTGGCGGGGCGACGATCAGCGCCATCAGCAAGGGCCTGGGCACTACCCAGACCATCACGCTGAGTGCGCTTCCCGGAGGCACCGTCGCCACCGACCTGGTTGTGGTTGATGGCGTATCCGGCGCCTCGCCGACCTTTATCTACGGCATCCCTTATCACCAGAACACCTCGACCGCAGGTACCTGGATGGGGATCAGCCGGACCAATCCCTATGCCGTGGCCAACGGCGTGAATGCCGCCAGCGCGGCGTTGACGCTGCCCCCGCTGCGACTGGCTTACAACCAGGTGCGGCAGGCGGTTGGCGCGGACGGTTTGGGCAACGTGATGTGGCACGGTCACCCCTCGCAGGTCGCGGCCTACGAGGAACTCGGCTTCGTCATCAGCGAAATCGAGAAAACCGGCGGCGATCAAGACCTGGACCTGCTGTTCAAGAACAAGACGGTGGGCGGCGTCAAGATCAAGGAGAACATCCACGCCGACACCACGCGGCTGGATCTGATCAACCTCGAAACTTGGGGCCGGGTGGAGTGGCTGCCGATGGACTACTACGAAGTCGGCGGCAACACGGTGTTCCCGGTGTACGGGGCGTCTGGCGGTATCGCGGCCAGCTACCTGTTCTACCTGGTCACCGGCGTGCAGTTCTTCGTGGACAATCCTCGAGCACTGAGCACTGTTTCCAGCCTCGCCATCCCTGCCGGCTACTAGTCGGCGGGATTCACTGAGTGAGAGCCGGGGGCTGTACCGGCAACGGCCGCAGCCCCCGTTTTTATCGAGATAAGGAGTCATCATGCCAGTCCTCAAGTGCCTCAACCACGAAATTGGATCTCATCCCAAGGCCAGTGCGCCCGCGCCATGTCCCGAGCCTGTGTTCGCCGAATGCGATCAGTGCAGGGTGCCGCTTTGCTCCGGCCACTATGACGGACATGTGCGGTTTGCGCATCCGGTCGGCGAGGCGTCTGCGCCCGTCGCCACTGTGATTGCCGCTCCCGTCGCCGAGGTAGCGCCGCCCGCCGCTCCCGCGATTGAAGCCCCCGTCGCCGAGGCCTCTGCCCCCGACGCTGAAACATCCGCCCCCGACGCGCCGGAAAGCGCGGAATAGTTCACAGAAAGGTTCCGCCCATGCGTGATGACATTCAGGGGCGCGAAGCCCCAGGTTGGCTGCAAAGCCTGATTCATGACCGCTACGGCTCAAGCCCTTTTGGGGAGCCGCTGTTTCGCCTGGTATGGGCACCGGCGCGCATGGAGCGCAGCGGCGGCACGTTCAACGATTGGCGGCAGGGCTCGACCATCGAGTCGCGGCGCTCCGGCAGCGCGGCCATTATCCGGCGCGTGGCCGAGGTGCGGTGGGTGCCGAAGTACCCGGCGTTACAGTGCTGGATCATTGAGCGCTGGATGCCGGCGTCGGCGGCCTACGGGACGCCGGAGGCATGGTACAGGCCCATCACCGAGGGCGGGACGATGACCTTCACCGAGAGCGGGCTGATCCCAGCGCTCGGAGCCTATCCGACCGAAGGCGATTACGAGGACATCGGCGCGGAGATGCACTGGCTTCCGACCGAGCGCCATGTTACCAAGGCGATAGATGCGCTTCGAATGCTGCGCGACAAGCTGCCGACGAGCGAAGCGGCGCGCACGCGACGGCGCATTTGGACGGCCAAGCGGGAGCAGGATGCCCGCGAGGCGAAATTCGAGGCGGCGGCGCTCGATCTGCTCAGTGAAAACGACGTTGCCTTCGGGGGCGCGCCCATGTCGGGTTACGGCCCCAAGACTCGCGGATCGCTGGTGTCTCTGGCCGAACGCATCGGCATTAGCAGCCATCCGTACTAGTTCAGTCCACAGTGTCTGTTCAAAGGAGAATCCATGTCTACTCATGTTGCAAGCCCAGCAGGTGCGCAGTATGCCGACACGTTCGGCACCAACCAGAAGAACGGCGGTGATTCCGACCGTCGCCGCACCTTGATGGTGCAGGAGTTCGAAACCAACCTATCGCGGCAGGGCTACGAATGCGCCACCGTCGTGAACCTGAATCGGTTCCCGCTGGCGGTTGCCATCGCCGACCTGCCGACCCCCTTTGCGGTGCCGGCGGCGACCGTCGCCGAGCCGGTTATCAAGCACGTGTTGAACCAGCACTTCCGCACCATGCGCGACCTGGGCGATGCCCGGTTTGTGCCGGAAGCGGTACTGCCGGTGCAGATTGCGGCCGAGTTCGAGCGCGAGTACGCCGAGACTGGCGGCGTGTTCTGGTACCGGGGCGCGGGCGAGCCATCGGCCGAGATGCTGGCCGAAGCTCGGGCAAAACAACTCGCCTGGTACAAGCGTGAATTCGGGAAAGCGGTTGATGCCTGGTCACGGTACCACCAGCATAAGATGATCACCGATCGCCAGCGCGATGCGGCGACCATCCTCCACGCGACCGGCGAGATTGCGCAATTGCCGGAGTGGGTGACGTTGACCCGCGCCATGTCGGACCGTTCCGAGTGCCCGATGTGCGGCGAGTCAATCAAGCGCGCGGCCAAGGTATGCAAGGAATGCCGTTCGCCGCTGCATGAGGGCTGGGCGGATGGAAAGTCGGCTCCGGCGCAGAACTCGAAGCCCGAGGTGCAGGCCGCGAAACCGGAAGTGCAGGAGGCCGCTGCGACCACCCAATCGTCCGCAAGCAATCAGGGGCAGGGACGCGGCCCGGTACCCGGCCAGCCGTTGCGGCAGCAGGGGAGATAACCAATGGAAGCGGCATCAACCGCCCTCGGGCGCGCTCAGGCATTGCTGGACCCAACCGGCAATGGCTTGTTCTCAACCGCGCGGTTGATGCCGTATCTGAACATCGCCTATTCCTCGATGCGGGATGAAGGAATCAGCCAGCGCGAGATCACGGCCGCTGAGGCCGTGCTGGTGCTGGCCAATGTGGCGGCGGGCACCACTGACCTTGGGCAGTACGTCAAGCCGGGTGGCACGCTTCAGAATCTGGCCAATCCCATCGCCATCATGGAAAAGCCTGCGGGGACGGACGACGACAACTATCAGGAAGTCGCGCGGGTCACCGAGTTAATCCCGAGGATTCAGGAGTCGTACAACCTGACCTATGAATGGCGCGGGGGCAACATCTTTTTCATTGGTGCCACGCAAAACCTCGACCTGCAGATTCGCTATGAGCAGTTGTGGCCGTCCATTGCCACGCCGGATCAGGCGCTGAGTGCGGTGGGCATCGCCAACATTCTAGGTTACTGGACGGCTGGATTGATGTGCGCGGCGATGCGCGAGCAGACGCTTTCGGCTGGTTACATCGCTGAAGCAAAGCACCTGATCTTCCTCTGGAAGGTTCGGCAGGTGCTCGATTCGCAGGCGATCACACGCAGGCCGCAACGGTTCCGCCCTTCTGGCGCACTAAGCGGCAACGGACTCAACGGGGCGGGAGACGGAGGAACGCTGTAATGAAGAAGCTGGTTTTACTGGCGGCGCTGCTGACCGTCTCCGCTTCGGCACAGAGCGGCCCCGCTAAGCCGTGGAGTCTGTGGGGGCAGGTGTGGGCGTCGGCCTTCTCGCAGTGGTCGGTGCAGAGCCTGACCCCGATACCATCGGCGGGAACGTACACGCTCAAACTCTCGACCGCCGCGCCGCCGATCCTGCCTGGTGGCCAGCAGTTTCAGCCGTTCGCCACGAATGCGCCCTTGGTCATTGACTCCGGCGCAAATCAGGAGACGGCGACACCGAGCGCGGTATCGTGTTCCTTCGGGCAGGGCTTCTGCACCATCACGATCACGCTGGCCAAGGCGCACAACTACCTGTACAACGTGCAGAGCGGCACCGCTGGGCTGCAGGAGGCCATGAACTTCATCGCATCGCAGGGCGGCGCGGTGGTGGTTGACGCATCGTGGACCGGCCAGACTTCGATGATTACCGGGGCGTCTGGTTCGACGAAGGTGGAGATCATTGACCAGCGGCTTGGCCAGACGACGTGGTACGGATGGACCGGGAGTGTTTACCAGTCCGCCTTCTCGATCAATAATCCACCGCCGGGATTGAGCGGCGTCACGCTCACTGGCACCACTCTCGCTGGCACCACGACCAATACCGGCACCGTTATGGGCGGAGCGGTAAGCCCTGTATCGTTGCAAGGCCTCACCTTTGCTGCGCAGTTTGCGGGCGCGAGTACGGGTGCAAAATTGATCGCTGCTGATACCGACAGCAGTTGCTCGGTAAATTGCATCTTGATTGTCTCGGCAGCAATGGCGGCAGGCTTGCCAGCAACAGGCAGTCTTACACACGTATACATAGACCTGCGAAACGGAATCAACATTAGCAATGGGGGCTTTTCGCTGGGTTCGGTAGGAGCGTATCCAGCGTTAGGGGCGTTCGCCGGAAATGGATTTCAGTCATCTGAAGTTCTGAATAGCGACGGCGGCTACATTCAGTGGGTAGATAACACCCAGCCAGTATTTGTGCAGGGAGGCGGCGGCCCTTGTGGCGGGACCGGACAGGTGACGTGCGGAACATTTGGCACAAACCCTTTCAAGCGGCTGGCGCAAAGCGTTTTTACTTTGCCGGATTTGGCGCAGCAGACAACTACGAATACGGCTGGTTGGCTCTTGGGGGCTAAGGGTGGCGCACTGATAAGCGGCGACCTGATAGAGTCATCCGATGAATGGGGGGTGGCAACAGACTCCGGCGTCGGCGGCGCTTCTGGAAACCTCACGCTGAAAACAAACACGAAATTCGTGTCGTTCGTGAACGGCGCTAACAGCGGGGCTCTTGGCCTTTTGAGTGGATCATTAACCGCGAACCGAACATGGGGGTTGCCAGACGTAAGCGGACACGTCGGCATGGTCGAAGGGACGCCGCCAACTTTCGATTGTCTCTTTGCCGACTCCGTTGTCGGCGGCATGGTGGATTCGGGGTTCGGCTGCAATGGTAGCGTTGCATTCCCCGACACATCGCACGGCATTCACTGGGCCAACAATGGATTCACTGGCGTCCTTTCCATGGGTGGTGTTGGGCTGAGTGGCAACAGAGCGTGGAACCTGCCGGACGCCGGGGGCACGGTGGCGCTCACGTCGCAACTGCCACTAAGTGCGACGAGTGGTACGGAAACCATTGGGGCTGTCGCGGCTAATGCGTGTTCGGCCACGATCACGGTCGCTGTGTCCGGCGTGACCACGGCGATGGTTCCAAGCGTTGCACCGGTTTCGGATATCGGCACCGGGCTTTCCATCGGCACTCCGTGGCCTACGGCGGGCAACGTCAATTGGCGCGTTTGCAACGTCACCACCGGGCCGCTGACGCCCAGCGCGGTCGCGTGGAATATCCGGGTTATCCAATGAGGATGAACTGATGCCAGAGCAGGACCATGACCGTCTAATCCGAATTGACGAACGGCTTGCCCGCATGGAAGCCGGACTCTACAAAATCACCGACGACCACGAACGCCGCATGCGATCGCTGGAGCGGCGGCAGTGGGTCAACTTCGGTGCCGTGGCGGCATCGGCTACCGCGTTGGGAGCGGTAATCAAGCACACCTTTCTTGGAGGCCGGTGATGGCTGACTTCGATAAAGCAATCGGACCAGTCCTCCAGCATGAAGATCCCGGCCTAACCGGCACGGTCGAGACGGACAGCAATGGAGCGGCGGTTCGCTACGGCGTCAACCGGGCCTCCAATCCGAACATGCCGGATGGTTTCTACGATGGCACGTTGCCGAACGATGCCGCGCTCGCCGCCGCCAAAGCCTGCTACGAGGCGAACTACTGGACGCCGCTGCTGCTCGACCAGGTACAGGACCAAGGCGTAGCGGGGAAGGTGCTCGACATTGCGGTCAACATGGGCACCGGCGAGGCGCCGTTCCTTTTCCAGCGTGCGATCAATGCCAGTGGTGGCAAGTTGACCGTGGATGGGAAGATCGGACCGCTGACCATCGAAGCAGCCAACGCGGCATCGGGCGTTCTGGTGCTCAACGCCCTCCGCTCGCTCGCTTGCCAGTTCTACCGCGACTTGGCCGCACGCAAGCCCGAGGATGCGCAGTACCTCGATGGCTGGCTGGCCCGCGCTCGTTCCTGACTCCGCCCCGTGGCAACAACGAAAGGAGACTCCATGCTGAACTTCATCAACTCCCATGGCTTCGAGCTGCTGGCCGCCTACTACGTGCTCAGCGCCGCAGTAAGTTCGATGTCAGAACCGACTTCCGCCAGCCGCGCTGGTTACGCATGGTTTTATCACTTCTCCCATGCGCTCGTGGGTGACCTTTCGCAATATATCGGCTCGCGCAGCAAGACCATCTCGTAATGGCCGCGCCACGCGGAGCGTCCAGCGGGCAGGCAGCCGTCCTGCTCATCGAGCACGGCCAGACCGCGATGGACCGCGCCCATCGGGTCCACGGCGACAAAGACGTGCCGCTGACGGAAGCCGGGAGGTCGGAGGCGGCAACGCTCGGCAAACGGCTCAAGGCCATGGCGCGACCCCCATTTCGACTGTTTACCAGCCCGCGCCAGCGAGCGGTTGAAACTGCGACCATCGCGGGCCGAATCGCGGGAATACCCGTCAAGGTCGAGGCGGCGCTTGCGCCGCTGGCCATTGGACGCTTCGCGGGGGGCAAGGAGAAAGAAGTCGCAGAGCAGCTCAAGCCATATTTCGACAACCCCAACCGCGCAATTCCGGGCGGTGAGCGAGTCGCCGATTGGCAGAAGCGGCACTTGGGCTTCATGGCGCGTGTGGCGGCCAAGGCAACTGGCGGCAGAACGCCGGCGGTGGTAAGCCACTCCAACGTCATCGGCTCGATTCTTGCCGTGGCGAATGGCGCGGGCGATAAGGACAGGCACGACGCGCGTTCGGCCATGGCGCATCCGCCCAAGGCGGCTACGCCCAAGCGAATCATGTTTCCGATCAATCACTAAGGAGAACCTACTATGGCGCAAGCCACTATTACCCCCACGCTTCTCGCCGTCAAGGCGGGGCGCAACGAACAAACCCGGAGCTTCAGTCTGGCGGTGTCGGCATCGCCGGCCACTTACCAGTCGCCGCTGACGCTCGACTTCACCACGACCCTGAATCCGAGTTTCCTGCCGGCGGCGCTGGCGTGGCAGCCGGGCGCGGTCACCGATTACTCCGTGAAGAACGGCCCGGTGATCTACGAATTCGAACTCATCAAGGGCAGCGCCTTGAACAACTGGGGCCTGAAGATTTCGACCGCCGGATCGGAGCTGGCCAACGGCAGTGCGATCCCGGCGGCGGTGAGTGGCGCGACCGACCTGCTGATCGAGGTTTCGGTTAAGACCAACAAGTCAATCTAAGCGCCATGCTGGAAGGCTACACCCCTATTCCCATCGAGCACTTCGGCGGCCTCATCACAATGTGGCCGCCGGAGATGCTGGATGCGTCACTGATGACGCAGGCATTGAACATCCGGTTCAACCTGGCGTCGGTATCGCAGCGCGAAGGCATTACGCGGGCCTTTGCCAACCCGAACGCGCTGAACCAAGTGCCGTATGGCTTCACCGGCATTCTCGACTACCTCTCGCTCTCCGGCACGCAAGCCCCGCTGCTGTTCGACATCGCTGGCAACCTGATGGTGGAAACGCCGGCGGGAAGCGGAAACCTGAAAACGGTTGTGCCGACCGCGCCACTTGTCGCAACCGTCGGAGCGCAAATGAACGGCGCGGCCGTCTACGGGCGCGCCTATCTCGGCTTCAGCGACGGCAAGACTCCATCGGGGCAGCCGGGATTGTATGACGGCGGCACTCGTACCTTTCAGGCGATCACGATTGCCGCGCCACCCGCCGGCACGACCATGGCCAACGCGGTGACGCCGGGAAACATCGCCGCCGGCGTGCGCTGGGGCGTGGTGCTGTTTCAGGATACGGCGGGAACGATCACGGCCCCGTCACAGCCCTTCAGCTTCAACGGTGCCGGCCTCAGTACGCCGCCGCCGGCCCCGCAACTCACCACAGAACTGACCGGCAGCGGTTCCTCGACGCTGCCCGCTGGAACCTACTATGCCGTGCTGACATACAAGAGCGCCGCCGGGGAGACTGTGGCATCGCCGGAAGCGCAGATCGTGGTTCCTCCCGCCCCGACGGGCGATGCCTACATGCTGGGCGTCATCTGGCCCAACGTCGCCCCGCCAGGTGTCACCGACTGGGGCGTATATGTTTCATTGGCGAGCGGCGCGGAAAAGCTACAGTCGTATTTCGCGGTTGGATCGAGCGGCGTATTCCTCTCCACCCCGATCACAACTTCGGGCGCAGCGCCGCCGGGCACTGGCACGGGCGGTCTGGAGTTGACCGTATCGAGCGTGCCCACCGGGCCGGCCCAGGTGGCGAAGCGCATCCTTGCATTCACCGTGGCGGGAGCCGGCCAGAACGGCCCCTATTTCTACATCGGCGCCTCGCAGACGGTCAATGGCGTCAACGAAACGGCGACGATCATCAACGACAACGTGACCACCACCGCGTCGTTCAACTTCGACGACGCCTTTCTCGGCTCACAAGTCGCCACCAACGTCGAGAACCAATTTCGCTGCATTCAGTTACCGAACGAGGTGGGGGTAGCATACTCGGTCACCACTGACCGATTGATATGGTGGGGCGAGGGTCAGAGCATCTTCCGGGTATCGGACACGGCGCTGCCCGGCAATTACTACGGCGATACCGGCTTCTTTCAGGTCAACGTCAACGACGGCCAGCGATGCACGAACTGCTTCGAGTATCGCAACCAGTTGTTCGTGGTCAAGGAGAACGGCCTGTACCTGGTGACGCCGACGCAGGGCGACCCGGACAGTTGGAATATCCAGTGCGTAGCTCCGACCGTTGGGACGCCGGGGGCGCGGAGCATTGCGGTGGGGCGCGACGTGGCAATCATCGTTCATCGCACCGGCGCGTACATATTCGACGGAGGATCGCCGACCTGGATCAGCAATGAATTGATCGCATCCGCACCCGACAAGCCCGGCCTGTGGGAGCGGATCAACTGGGCCTACGACCATCTGATTTGGGTGCAGCTTGATGAGGAGCAGAAAGTGGTGCGGATTGGCGTGCCGCTGGATGGCGCGACCGCGTGCAGCCACATCCTCAAGGTGGACTACAAAGACGGTTGGGATTCAAGCCTTCGGTTCAGCGCCATTTCCGGGCGCTACCATTACGCGCCGGGGCGCAGGTGGTCGCTCGACGAGATCCCGGCGGCGCAGGCGGTTCGCGTGTACCGCCCGCTGCCGCTTTCGGCGGTGCCACCGGATCGGCGGTTGGGGCAGTCGCAGCTTCTGCTGGCGGCTCAGGGCGCGGGCTATGTCGGCTACGTTGACCCGAGCGCGGTCACCGACTTTGGCCAGCCGTTCAATTGGGCATTGTCCACCGGCGCGGTATCGGCGGCGGAGGTGGCAAAGCAGATGCGGCAAGGGATGGAGACTTTGGGGATCGTGCAGATCAGGGCGAGCGGCACTGGCAATATCGCGGTGGACGCCCTGCCCAACGCCAGCGCACCCGTGAACATCGCCAATTTCGCGTTGACCACGCCCACGCGCGGCGACCTGACGGGCCTGGCGCTGGTGACGAGCGAGGCCAGCGGGCTGCGCATCAGCAACGTCGGCCCCGCGACGATGGACTTGTCGGCGCTGTACTTGTTCGCCAAGCCTTTCTGGGCGATGCGTCCGGGGATCGGTTGATAACCCGGCGCGCATACCAGTCGTCGGATGAAGCGGCGCTGCGGGCGATTCATGCGCGGCAGTGCGAGGCGATAGGGGCGCAGACGCCATATCCGGCGAACGATACCCAGACCTTCGCCATGGCCGTTTTCGAAGAGAATGGGCGCGTGGTGGGAGCGGTGGTTGCGCACGCCGCCATCGAGTTGTACTACATAGCGGCGGACGCCATGGCGCTCCGGGCAGCGTGGCGGGAGCATGACGTCATCCGGGCGGAACTGGCGGCGGCGGGAATTGACGAGGTGCGGCTGTTCGAACTGGAATCAACGCTCAGCAAGCTAGAGCCGCTGTTGCGGCGGCTCGGATTCCATGCGGCTGATCCGCGGTATCGGCTTCTGTGCGCGTCTACTGAGTCACGGGCGAAGGATGGAGGCGATTAATGTCGAACGGAAACGCATCGAGTATCTACAAACAATCGGCGGCCAACGCCAACCAGAACGAGAATAACGCCCAAGGGAGCTATGGCACCGCCTCGGGCCTGTACGGCGATGAGGCGCTGAATCCCGGCTACAGCAACGCCGACAAGACCGCCATTACACAGGCGACGGTGGGCGGCCTTGCGGGTGCGGCCAACTCCGCGATTACGTCGCTGCGCAACCGGGCGGCGGCCACCGGGAACGGCGCGGGGGCGAATGACACGGCCAAAACGATTTCGCGTACCGAGGGACAAGATGAGTCGCAGGCGCTGGGCGGCTTGCAGGAAGCCTTCGCCAACAAGGCCATCGCGGGTCGGCAGAATGCGGCGGCGGGAGAGGCGGGGCTGTACGGCGAGGGTAACAACGCGGCCAATGCGGAGAACGCGACGGCGGGGCAGATTTCAACGCAACCGACGTTCTGGCAGAAGCTGGCGCTGGTTGGCGCACAAGCGGCGGGCAACTACCTGTCGAATAAAGGTAAGAGCGGGCAATCCGGGGCGGGAGGCTAAATGATCGGCAAACGCACAAATCAACCCAAGGGCAACGTCGGGCTGGCTGGATTGGGCCAAGACCCCGCCGACATGACCAGCGACCGCCACCCCTACCTGCTGGGCGCGAAAGCTACGCCGACGCCGGGAGGGGGCGCGGCGAAGGGCTGGATGTCGCTCGCACTGCGGAAAATCCGCACCTCGCAGCTCACTCCGGGCGGCCTGTCAACCGCCCCGGAGGTGAAGGATGCGCTGGGCGACGTGCGCGTGCCCAACGTGCTGCAGCGGATGTCGGGCGAGATGGCATCCACCGGCGAAGTGGGCGAGGGCAACCCCGAGTTTCACTCCCCCGCGCAGCCGCCGAACTCCGGCGTGGTGAGCGCCGGTAACCAGCCGCCGGGGCAATTGCAGGCCAGTCGCCAGCGCGGCGGCAAAGGGCTGGGCGCAGCGGCCAAGGAACTCCAGATGTCGAGCGCGAACCCCGGCGCATCGCCCAACGGATCGCCGGCAGGCGCGCCTACGGGCTTTGTGCCAGAGGCAGCAGCAGGAGCCAATGCCGGAGCGCCCGCCGACAACGACATCCTGACGGGCCTCGCGCAGTTGCCGCATTTCGCGCGCGGTGGCCGGCTGAACGCGGGCATGGGCATTGTCGGCGAGAAGGGGCCCGAGGAACTGTTGGCGCTGCCCGGAGGCGGGGTGCAGGTGACGCCGCTGCATGGTAAGGCGGCGAAGCAGGCGATTCGCACCACCAAAATGCGGCACTTCAATCAAGGTGGCGAGCTGGACCCGGCGGGAGCGCCGCCAGACGCCTCGGCCGCTGCAACGCCGCAGACTGTCGCCGCGCCATCCCCATCATTGGCGGATGCAACCATAGCGCCGCCGAATGCACAAGCCCCGGCCCCGGCGAAGCCGAACCCGATGGACGCGCTGGCGGGACTGCCGGCGACACCAGCCGCGCCGCCCACGACGCTGACGCCGCCCGGCAGCCAGACCTACAACAAGGATGTGCTGGGGGCGCTCAAGCCGACGCCCGATCTCACGTCGCTCACTCCACCGCCCCAGCCCGCCCGCGATCGCTACAACGCGGACGTGGCGAAGCTGGCGGGACTAACGCCGCCTGACCAGAACGATCCGAACCTGAAGGCGCATGGCTGGCAGAAGGCGCTCGACGTGTTGGCGGGCATCGGGACTGGCGCGCTGAGTATGAATCCGCTGGTGGGCGTGGACACGTACAAGGCGCTCGCCGGCCAGAAGTACCGGCAGGCGAATCAGCAGTATGCGGAGAATGCCGACGCGCTCAAGAACGCTGTGGAAGCGGAGAAGGGACCGGCGACACTTGAACAATCCGGCCAGAATGCGGATCAGCGCGCCCAGGATGCCCAGGACAAACTGAGCGAAACGCAGAAAAACGACGCGGCCAAGATTGCGGCCGCCTACCGCAAGCAGGGACTTGATGCGGAGGGGAACCCGCTGCCGGACGAACAACTCACCCCGCAGGAACTAGCCACTCGAAAGGTAACCGAGGGCCATGCCGCGCTTATGGCCGCGCAGACCGAAGCGCAGCAGGCGCATTCCGCGCTCATGGACGCCCAGCAGCAAGCCGTGGCCAACCCGAATTCTCCCCAATTTCAGCTAAAGCTGCAGCAGGCTCAGACCGCAGCGAAAAACGCCCAATCCAAACTCCAGGGTCTCACCTACGCCCAGATCCGGGGCATCATCAGCGCCTCCGAAATCAACCCGGCCATTATGGAACTGCCGGGACTGGGACTCTCGCCTCATGAGATCTCCGATCTTGAGGCCGGACTTCCCCGAAACCCGGAAACGGGTGCACCGGTGGGCATGCATTCGGTCCTCGCGCCGACCGCGACGACCCGGACGCGCGGTCAGCAGGCACAGGCGTTGCTCGAGCAGTTGCCGAGCCTGCAATCCCAAATCTCGCAGCTCGACGCCGCCGGGAAGCTGGGGCCGATTGCGGGGCGATGGAACGAATTCCTGACCGGACAGGTCGGCGGAAACGATCCCGACGTTGCGGCATTCCGCTCCAACTTCGCCACTTTCGTGACCGGACTTGCCAAGGCCCATCTCAACACAGAAAAGGGCATCGCCGAGTTCGAGAACGCACTGGGCGGCGCCAAATCCACAGGGCCAAACCTGCTCGCCGCACTTGGGCCGGCGCAAGACGTGCTCAAACGTTACAAGGCGATCGGCGAGGGGAATCCGGACAAGCGGCCGGTGGGCGGCCCAACCGGCGGTGGGGAGTTGACACTGGACCAAATCTACAAGGCGGCCGACGCGCATGGGATCAGCCATGGCGATGCCCTGGCCGATGCGCTTGAGCACGGCTTCAAGGTGAAGAAATGAACGGAGACCCGAACCAACCCGACGATCCACAAGCGCCTGGTCCCGGCGCGCCAGCGCCTGTCAAGCCAGCCGCGCCAGCCGCTACCGGCATTGACTGGTCGGGGGTGGCGAACGGCAGCAACCCGACCGGCGCGCAGAAAGCCACCGGGGCAGGCATTGATTGGCACGCCGTGGCTGCGGGTGGGGACGGTAAGGCTTCGACCGCCGCCCCCGATCCGTCCAAAGACCCCGCCTCCCCGTTTTACGTGCCTCCTGCCGCGCCGGCACCGAAGGTTGATATGCAGACCTCTGCGCTCGGAACTGCCTATGGAGATGCGGCGGCGGCTGGAAACGCCATCAAGGCCGGCTACAATTCTACGGCGCGGGCGGCGAACAACCTGGTTGGCGGCGCGGCCACGAGCGCGCTCGATATTCCTGCCCATCTCGCGGCGCTGCCTGGGTTAAAGCAAATCAACGCGCATGACCCGACTGCGCATCTGGTCGGGCCGCTCTACCGCCGAGTCCGCGATGTAGCTGCACCTCCAGATCCGGGCAGCGCGGTGGCGCAAATGGGCGCTGGCTTGGAGCAGGCAGGGGAATTGGCAGCAGTTGGACCGGAACAGCTCGGCGCAGACGCTCTCGCGGAAGGCGCGGCGAGAATCTCCGGGCGCGTTGCCGGCAACGCCGCGATTGCTGGCGGCGATGCGGCCATGCATGGGCAGAATCCGCGAACCGCCGCAGCGTTAGGGGCTGGTGGTGCCGCGCTCGCGGAGGTGGCGCCGAGTGTTGCCAACCGTCTCCGCCAAGCGGCACAGACGCAATATTCTCGCTTTCTGAACCCAACGACGAACGCGAACAAATACATGGCCGCGAAGGTCATACCTGAGCTTTTGGACCGTGGCGTCGTCACCACAAGCGGGCAGTCTCTCGAAGATATGGCCGCCAACAGGGCCGACGCGACCGGAGAACAGATCGGGAAGGCCGTGGGTGCCATTCCGCCAAGCGCGACCATTTCGACATCGCCAATCCTCAAAGAGCTGGATAACTACAAGAACGAATTCATCGTGAATGGCGTGCCGGTGAACCAGCAAGCCGTGAACGCGGCGACGGACTTGCAGGATACCGTAAAGGCGATCGGCCCCGACGTGTCGTACGAGAGCCTTAATAAGGCGAGGCAGATACTTGACAAATCCGTGTCGGCGGCTAAAGGGTACCAAGGGGCCTCGATTGCGGAGGGCTCCGTTCTCGACGCGCAGCGGGCTGCCGCCAATGCAATGCGCCGCGTTCTTGCGAACGACCAGCCTGACATCGCCAAACTGAACGCCGAGTATCACCTTTGGAGCCAGGTTCAGGATGTAATCCGAGCAACTAATGCGCGCCGGATTGGCCAGAATGGATTACAGAGGGTCTTGGGCTACCCGCTCACGGCCGGCGCCGGACTGGCTGTCGGCGGAGCGCGCGGAGCTGGAGAAGGCGCAGCCGTCATGGCTCTCGCCGAAGCTGTTCAGTCCCCTTTGTGGCGCACGGCTTCCGCAGTGACCAAGAACGAGATTGCCGAGGCGTTGGCGTCCAACAATAGCGGCAAGCTGCTCCGATCGCTAGGGCGCTTGGGAGCGGCTGGAATCGGAACGTTTGGCCAGAAGGGCGCGCGCAACCAATAAGCACCAGCGACAAGCCAGTAATCTATGCCAGAAGATCACATTGCCGTCCCGGCGCCAACCGGAGGACCGGAGAGCCCCGCCCCGCCTAAACGCGGGCGCGGACGGCCACGCACCGTAACCGACCTGGAACGCGCCCGCCGCTTCGCCGAGAAGGAGGAAAAGCGCAAGAACCGCTTTTCGCCGCGCGGCAAGTTGACCAAGGGTGGCCATCGCCGCCCCTTCGGCCCCAAGGAAAAGCAGCAGGCGACGGTCGAGTACGCCACCGGCATGAGCGTTGCCGAGATCGCCGACCGCCATCAGGCCACCCCGCACTACATCCGAGCCATTTTGCTGCGGGAATTCGAGAAGCACGGCGGCAAAGAGGAATTCGAGAAAACGCAGAAGGAAGCCCTCAGCCTGATCGCCATGCGGCAGGTCGAGTCGCTGCTGAACCTGCAAGCCCAGGTGGACGATAGCGAATTCGCCGAGCTGAGCTACACCGACAAGCACCGCATTCTCGACATGAAGTCGCGCTTCCTGCGCAACGTCAAGGGGAACGAGCCGGCGAACATCAATGTGGATAATCGCCAGCAGCTCAACGTGATCGCGCCGGAGCGGGCTACGCGCGCCAGTTGGGATAGCGAGGTGAGGCGGGCGGCGCTGGGCACAGGCGGGACGACATGAGCAAGTTCGGCGAGAAATGGCGCCACACACCAGCGGAGAAGCTGGCGAAACTTAAAAGTATTGCAAGTAAGCCGCTCGCCCCCGGCCTCCCCGGCCCCGCCGAATACCTCGCCCGCGATCCAGAGTTGCGGGATGAGTTGGAGCGCGAACGGGTTGCCGTGAATGCTGCGGCTCCGCCGAGCGAGCGCAGCGATCCGGGGTCGTTGGTCATACCGGCGGGCGTCGGCATTCCGAACTGGGAGCCGAGGTCAAAGCCGCAGGAAATGCTGCTGAAGTGTCCAGCGCAGCTTGTGCTTGCGGGCGGCGCGGCCGGTTCGCTCAAAGCACTGGACGTGGAGACACCGATTCCGACGCCCGGTGGATTCACGCCGATGCGCGATATAGCGGTAGGCGACATCGTATTCGACGATTGCGGCCACCAATGCACCGTCACGGCGGTTGGGCCGATAACCCAACCGGCGGTGGCGTACCGTCTGCGATTTGACGATGGCGAGGAAATCATCGCCGATGCGGGTCATTACTGGAAAACGATGACCCGGCTAGAGCGCACCGTCGCGCTGCGGCGGGATGAGGCATGGAAGGCTCGGCGGCGCGCGAAGCGGCCGGGGCGGGGCAAGCGCCCCAAGGCCGCAGGCTGGCGACCCGCCACATGCCTACAGCCGCCAACGGGCACCGTTCGGACCACGGCGGAAATAGCGGCAACACTCAAGGCCGGGGCGACAAACAATCACTCCGTCGCCATGGCGCAGCCGATCGAGTTGCCGGAGGCGGCGCTCCCAATCCCGCCCTACACGCTGGGAGCATGGCTTGGGGACGGCAACTCCCGCCAAGCGACCATCATCAAGCCTGACGCCGAACTGTTCGACGAAATCCGCAAGGATGGATTCACGGTCACGAATCACGCCGGGGCGTGGTCGCACGGCATTCTTGGGCTACTCCCGATGCTGCGGCGCTGCGGCCTGCTGGGCCTGAAGGCGATTCCCGCGCCCTATTTCCGCGCCAGCATCGCGCAACGGCTGGCATTGATTCAGGGGTTGATGGACACCGACGGATGCGCCCAGAAGAGCGGCGCTTGTTACTTCTCGACCTGCGCGCCGGAGCTCGCATGGGGAATGCGGGAGATGCTGTGCTCGCTCGGCATCAAGGCAGCGGTGAGCACGGGGCGCGCCGTGCTGAACGGCGTGGACCATGGCGCATCGTTCGCGCTGCATTTCACGCCGCCCATGCAGGTCTTCCGCCTGCCGCGCAAGGCGTCCCGGTTGCGGCTGGCGACACGCCCAACTACAACGCGCCGGTACATCGTCGCGGCCGAGTTGGTCGAGGGTGGCGAGGTGCGCTGCATCAGCGTGTCATCGCCGTCGCGGCTCTACCTCGCCGGACGCGCCTTCATCCCCACCCACAATTCCGAGACAATGCTGGTGGACGCGATCCTCGAGCGCGACAACCCCAATCTGCGCGCGATTCTGTTTCGCAAAACCTTCCCCGAGCTGGACAAGAGCCTGATCCGGCGCAGCCATGAGTTGTATGCCGCGATGGGGGCGAAGTACAACGACCAGAAGCACGCATGGCGATTCCCTTCGGGTGGCATCGTGGAGTTCGGTTACTGCGAACGCGACAAAGACATCTTCAAGTACCAGGGCGCGCAGTACACATTCATCGGTTTCGATGAATCAACCCATTTCGCCGAGGAACCAATCCGCTACCTCACTAGTCGGCTGCGCTCCACCGACCCGTCGCTGTTCCTCCGCATCCGGCTGGCGACGAACCCCGGTAACGTTGGGCACGTCTTTCACCGCTCGATATTTCAGGGGCCGAAGTGCCTGCACTGCTTGGAGCAGGAGGGCGAATCGCTGGCCGGGGCGCGGCAGCCATTCAGAATCTACGACGATGCACGGTGGCCATCGGACGGGCGGCTGATCGGGTTCTCGACGTGCTACATTCCCGGTCGCCTGACTGACCACAACCTACTGGGGCCGGAGTACGCCAAACAGCTAGAGGGCCTCTCCGCCAAGTTCCGCGAAGCGTTGCTGGCGGGATGCTGGGGCGCATTCGAGGGTCAGTACTTCGAGTGCTGGAACCAGTCGCGCATGGTGATCCCGGCCAACGAGATCCCGGTGCAGCCATGGTGGCCGCATTGGGCGGGGGCGGACTACGGTTTCAGTATCAGCCAAGCATCCGCACACCTGCTCTGCCGCAGCGAGCCGTGCGACGGCTTCCCGCGCGGGCGGGTGTACGTGGTTGACGAATACACATCGAAGCACGAGCCAGCGCCCGATTTCGCGCGGTCATTGTGGCGCAACTTCGCCGTGAAACGCGGCACGATGACCGAGCCGCAGAGAATTCAGGCGTGGTATCTCTCGCCGGATTCGTTCAGCAATCGTGGTGACGGCAACACGCTCGCCGATCAGATGTATCAGGGATCCGGGATAGCCTTCCAGAGCGCGACCGATGATCGCGTGGCCGGGGCCATGCTGATCTACACGATGCTGAACAGCGGCGAACTGATGCTGTCGGACAAGTGCCCGCAGTTGGCCGAAGCCCTGCAGACGCGCATTCACGACCCGAACCGAAACGATGACGTGCTGAAGGTCAAGGGCGACCCTCTAGATGACGTAATTGACTCCTGTTTGACCGCTGGCACGTTGATCCGCATGGGCGACGGACGGGACGTTCCGATTGAGATGGTTTGCCGTGGGGACATGGTGCTTACCCGCAAAGGGCCGCGCCGCGTATTGCGTGCGTGGCGCACGCGCGTCAATGCGCCCACCGTAACTGTCGCGTTCGCAAACGGTGCGCTCCTGCGCGGAACGGAAGAGCATCCGCTATGGGTGGAGGGTCGCGGCTTTGCGCCGCTAATGGAGGTAATGTGCGGAGACCAAGGGTTGAGTCTGAGTCCGTGCAATTCAACGGCATCACCTTCCGGCGCGGCTCCAATCGGTACAGCGATTCCACAAACTGTTCCCGTGCGTGTGCTGGGAAAGCGCGCCGGGGGCCGCGCGGACGTATACAACCTGGAAGTTGAAGGCGAGCCGGAATACTTCGCAAATGGCGTTCTGGTTCACAACTGCCGCTACACCGTCATGTCGCACGTTGGCCCGGCGAAGCGCAGCGCCGAGCAGTTGCTGGCGGAAGCGCAGCGCAGCTCGGACCCCACGATCGCCATGCTCCAGCAGGCCCGGACGCGGGCGCTATTGGGCGACGGTTCCGCGCCGCGCAGTTTCTCCGAGTATTTGAATCGCGGCAAGCAGCGGCCGCGTACGACCGGCTGGTAGCCGGCAGAGTTCCCTTCCCCGCCGGGCAGCCGGCAATTCGTCAACCCTAACAGCCGGTCACGCCGGCAAAATCGAGGTCACTATGAAGATTTTTAACTCAATCGGCCATGCGTTCGCATGGGTTCTGTCCCACATCGTCCCCGTCGCCAAGGAGGCTCAGGCGATCATCGAATCGCCGCTGGGCACCGCACTCGCCGGCCTGATCGGAAGCAAGGGTGCCCAGGTGCAGGCCGACATCGAAGCAGTCGCGGGCAGCGTGCTCGCCGCTGCTACTGCAACGGGAGCGGCGGTCGGCGCATCCGGGCTCAACATCGTGTTTGATGAGGCCGCAATCGCGGCGATCGAGCGCCTTGTTGGTACCGTCGGCGGTCTGTTCGGCAAGACGCCGGCGACCAAGACCGCGTAAACGTCAACAGTTCGTTCGTTCACTTCGCCCCCGGCCCGCGCTGGGGGCGTTGTTACGTTTTAGAGTAGAATTGGGGGTTATATGGCTACCACACCCGAGCGATTCGCGTCAACCGATAGCGTTCCTGGGGAATCTGCTGGATCTGGTGACCATTACCGCACGCGAACTCGAAAAAGCAGGCTCGAAGTCTGGCGATCACTTCGCTTTCATCTTTTTGCCCATCCACATCAACGGGCGTATGAAATACGACGGGAATTCGGCAGTCTCTTCGGGCGCCTTCGGCTTCTACTCTCACCATCCTGCCCTCACTCGCGTAGCTTCCTTCTGTGGCCTTGCCCAGGGGCAACCAAGCTACCTCCCCAGACTCGTGAACGGACACAAGGCCGCATGCAGGACATCCAACGGCTACTTGCCACGTATCCATGGGTAAGTCGGGTGGATCTTTCATTAGCCCTGTCAATGTGGGAAATGGGAGCGGTATGGGCAACGGGGCAAATGACGAATGCTGCCGTGAGTTCGGGCAGTAAACTGTTGGCTGGCCATAAATAGACCGAGCCATCTTTCGCAAAGTACGGCCCATCGGAAAGTCCGAGAGCCATGGATTTTACCTGCCAACCGCAATGCCTCCGGAAAATGCCGCCTCGCGGTCGCGAGCTCGTTGCTCCATTGCCGCGCACTCCGTCTCGGGCAGCCGCGCAATGCCGTCATTGCGGCAAACAACCATCTCTAGGCCGCCAATCCCCGCCGGGTTCAGCGATGCAGCCGATACGACCACCTGGGCAGCCAGCTCCGAGAGGACCGCAACGGCGTACTTTGAATAAAAGCGCTCGGACCAGTAGACCGCCGCATTGACTTGGTCTCCGGCCACGGCCTTATCATCAACGCGCCGGCAACATGCACGCCAAGGGGCGCTGTTGATTGTGCCGACAAAAATAAAGTGGAGGCATGGCTCTGGCAGTCTCGAAATTACTAGGCACTGCGCGTCTCGCCGCAAGCGGGCCGGATCATCGTCTTTGTCAATGAGCGCTTGCGCAATCTCTTCCAGACGCAGAATTGGCCGCTCCCAATCCTGCGCCGTGGTCATTTCGCGGATGATTTGGAGCGCTACCGCCTCCGCGTATTCCATGCTTCGCGCGAACGAGACGGCAAGCGTACCCGCGTCATTAACGTGGATTTTTGAGCTGCCGGAAGTGTGCCTGATGTCACCTCCGTAAGCCCATTTTGTATCGCTGGCAAGGACGATGCCGTCAGTGCCAACCATGGCGATTTGCATTGTCATCGGTAATTCATTGTCCTGAAGCTGCGTGGTCATGCCACCAGTATATATGCATAAATATGGCGTTGTGCATTATAATATCTGCCAGTCGTTGGCGCGCCCTCATGGCCAGCCGACGCCCCGGAGGAACGTCATGGCGATCGAGAAAACAACAATCCCAACCGTCACCGAACCATTCCCATATGATCCTAGCCAAGTCCCAATGGTCACACCGAGGCCGAAGGAGGTTACGGTTCGCTGTAGATGCGGCGGCGTTATTTATCATGTGGACGTACCTCCAATCCATGTGAAGTCGCCGTCTGGTCTTCTCTACGGTTGGACGGAGGGGCTTGAGGGTAAATTCACCTGCCCAAGTTGCAAAACCAACGTCTATTTCGTCAGCTCACTAATTCCTGAGTACGAGATGCCGAGTCCGGACCGGCTTTCTCCTGACGCGGTCAAGGCTGGAGTCTGGGACTAACCGGCCGGCTTGGGCTCGGAGAACGTCGCCCCTCCAATCCATCTGACAACGCCGTTTGGACCGATGGCGTACCTCGATATGCGATTGCAAAGCGGGCATCGAGCCACTTGCGCGTATATTCCAGGGCGCTCCTCCAATGCGGCAAAGGGGGGCCGCAAATGCGTGCCCGCAGTCGCCATGCTCGCATCTCAGCGTTAGCGTCTTGGGCGTTGGCCCGCAGCCCTCATCTTTCATGTTGTTCCTCCTGGATTATCCCTATGCGCCTCGCATCTCTCTTCCTTTTCGATCAAGCCCGCCTGTTTGGCGAATTCGAACTCAATAGCGCCAACCGCCGGAAGCGCGCGCCATTCCAAGGCGCGAAGATGGCAGGCGCGGGCGATCTCGGATTGGGTCCACGCGACGTTCATAAACTAAAGAGCGCGTTGGTCAGTGTCGGCAGCGGAAGACGAAGCGAATCCACGGAGAGCCCAAAGCGTGGCAATCCCGAACGCGAGAACCCCCCACGGTATAGCCACAGCGCACACCGTTTCCGCAATTGGAAATGCGTGCGCAGGAACGTTGCTGATGGGATATTCTCGATGGTCGTTTCGCCGCGCTCCTCCAGTCGGATCGGTACCATTCGCCACCGCAGCCCAATCAATGCCGGCGCCCATTGTTGATGCGTCCCGCACTCCATCGGACTTTATGGCCATGGGAGACCGGCGCGCGGAAAGCGAAGCTCCCCAGGGCTGCCACAAGAGAGCCGCTGCCAACACGTACCAACATGTCGCGGCGACGCACCATGCCCGCGCCAAACCGCGCCTCCAGTTGATGGATTTTGCCATTCCGCTATCCTTCCGTAGCCATACAAGCCTCGGCTAGTTCCGCCTCGCCGATAGCGACGAGTATCCCGCACCGAGCCGCTGAAGCCGACCGGCGATTCTCGCTCATGTGAATCCCTCCCCCTCTGACCCAGGCGATGGCTGCGCTCACAAACCCATCCCGTTGAGTTTGTCGCGCAGCCTTTTAAGTTGGCCGACCGTGGGGCCGGAACTTAAAAGTTCAGTCGCGTGGCAAGCCCACGCTCTCCATCGGCGTCGCTGCCGAAGCGTCATGCACTCCCATTCGCGCTCGCATTTTATGCATGGAACGCCTGTGGCGGCCGCGCTGTCGCAATACTGAGCAGGGGCGCGTGCGTCACTCTGAATCAGCCCGAGGCGCCGACCTGCGCGCTCAACAACTTCGTACTCATTGTCGGCCCAGCGCGCCACGGCCCAGCCGATTGCGATGAACACCGGCCCCACGCCAAATATCAGCCAGTCTGGCATCGCCACCGCTCTGGACGCAAACCCGAGCGCCACCGCGCCGACAACCCACGCAATCAGTGGTTCGCCGGACCTGTTTTCGTACTGCGTTCTCGCGCTCATGCGTTGCGGGCGAGGCGCTTCATCTGCCACTCTCCCCCTGCGGCCCCTTCCGCGCTCCGTCCACCGCATCCTGCGCCTCCTCTGCCAAGTGATCCTCTATCACATGCATGACGTGGCGGCGGTTCGATGTCTCACGGAGGCGAGCGTACATTTCAGCGATCTGTTCCGGTTCGGGCGACACTTTCCGTGCCTTTTTTAAGAGTTTCAAGGTCATCCCGCATCTCCTGTCCCATCGAATGATTTGCCTTTTTGGCGCTTGCCTCGATGCTGAGCAGCGTGCTCGCCCAAGCGGCATCGCCCCGCTTCTCCTTGATTGCGCGCAATGCCAAGAGGGCCCACGATTCCTCTGGCCGAGTCGAGGCGAGAGTCATCTTCACATGCTTCCTGAGCAGGCGCTCCGTCAGGGACGTGAGGCTGAGGCCGCGCTCCTCCGCCGCTGCCTCTGCGGCTGCATAAACGTCGGCGTGAAGTCTTGCATTCAGGACCTTGATTGGCTTGTTCTTTTTCTTTGGCACCTGTGCTGACCTTACGCAAGCCCATGAAAATAGGCAAGTTGCATTTTTATTGTAGATATTGCACTTTTTTACTTGACAATGCATTATCTATGCATTTACAGTCTCTCCATGGTCAATGAGCAAAAGCGCAAGCGACTCACGCGGAGCAAGCGCGCGGTCACCCTGACCGTCGAACAGGAAACATACCGCGCTATCAAGCAACAGGCCGAAGCGGAGGGCTTCGACATTTCCATCGCCTCCTGGATACGCGCCGCCATCCGCGAGAAGCTCCAGCGGACGAAGGAAGTGGCGGCAGCATGATCCTCTCGGACTTTTGCATATGCGGCCACAGGGGTCCCTGGCACCGCAATCGGCTCGGCGACCTTGGCACCTGCACCCATCGGTTTTGCTGCTGCATGGGCTTCGAGGCTGTCGCCCGGCCGGAGCCCAGCGCCGCGCCCGCACCCAACACCCTCAACTACCTCCAGATGGTCGGCCAGTACGACGATGCGAAGGCCGAGCGTCGGCGGCACGCGTTGCTCCAAGCGGCTGCGATTGTGTGGCTCCGGATCGGTGCCGAGGCCGACGACCCAAGTGACGAGACGGGAACGGTCGGTCCCGATACGTGCGCGGAAATCGCGGAAGGCCTGCTTGATGCCGTCGAGCGCCGGGAAGCCGCCAAGGAGGGCCGATAGCATGAAAAAGCTCTCCCTAGTTTCAGCGAGGATCACCGAGGACCAAAGATCGTTCCTCGAATCCGTCGCGTCACGGCTGAGCCTGCCGACCGATAGCGGGCTGGTCGTGAGTCGCGCCGTGCAGGCGATTGTGAGTTGGGCCATGAGCAATCGTGATTTGCTCACTGGCTCCGGTCAATGTCTACCGGGTCTACACGGTGGACTGGGAGGTGCGCTGTGAGCTATCCGCACTACGGATACGATTGCGCCGAACACCATGGCTTGGTGCGGGACTTCAAGGGTGAGCGGCCGTTGATCGTGTGCCTTTGTGGTTCTACGCGGTTTTATGAAGCCTTCCAAGATGCCAATTACCGCGAGACGATGGCCGGACGCATTGTGCTGAGCGTCGGCTTTGTCGGCCACCGCGCCGGCGAAATCCATGGCGAGGGAGTCGGCTGCACGCCGGAGCAGAAGGTGGCGCTCGACGAACTGCATAAACGAAAAATTGATCTGGCCGATGAAATCCTGGTGCTGAACGTCGGCGGTTACGTTGGCGAGAGCACGGCGAGCGAGATTGCGTACGCTCGGTTATTGGGCAAGCTCGTTCGCTGGCTGGAGTTGGACAGGCAGCCAGGTACGTCAGTGGCAGGCGGTGCGGCATGACCTGGCCAGTCATCTATATCCTCGGCGCGCTGATTTCGTTTTTCCTCGCCGCTGGCTGGACGTTCGCTGATTTTCAGCGCGAGTTCCCTAGCATTGCGGACGAGCGGGCGCGCAGCGATGCTGGCTTCTCCGTCGTCATTGGCCTATTGACGGCAGCCTTCTGGCCGCTTTGTCTTCCGGTTCTTTGTCTGATTACCGGGCTCGCCACGCATGGCTGGCTGGCACCGTGGCGATGGAAAGACGCTGGCAAGTCAACTGGCGGTGCCGCATGACGATGCCCCTCCCGCCGCCATCGCTATCCGCAGACCTTCCGCCCCAAGCGGTGCTCGACAGCCTTGAGGAAGGCGTAATCACCACTTTTCAGAATGGCCAACGATGGGTGCGCCGTGATGGCGTTCCGGTGAGGGTGCGATGAACAAACACACACAGTCAGAGTGGTCAATCAAGGGGATGTCGGTCGTTTCCCCAAACGGGATCATCGCCCAGTGTCCGCTTCCTCAGGATGGCGGCACGTTTGATGTGCAGGCGAACAAGACGTTGATCTGCGCCGCGCCTAAGCTTCTTGAGGCCTGCCAGAAAGCGTTCGAGCGCTTGCCTATGTCCAAGGCAAACGAGGATACGAATGCGATGCTGAAGGCCGCCATCGCCTCGGCAACTGGAGGCGGGAAGTGACCTCCCTAGTCACCTGCCACTGGTGCGGTCGTCAGCACGTCGCCCAAATTCTACTGGGCGATGGCCAATTCACGACGTTGCCCGGTCAGCGGTGTCACCACTGCGGGTCATCGCTACCTCTCGTCTATCAAGTTCAAGTTCGGTCGGCAGTCTGGGGGAACTTTTCTGCTGACCGTCGCGGGGCTGGGCCAGCTCTGGCTACCAGTCCCGCAAAAAGTCCGTCGCCTGGCAGTGGCGGAAACGGGGGCGGCGTAGCAGTTCAGAGCGCCGCCTCTGGCTATCGGACTACCACCACCACGGCATACGAATCACTCCTTTTTCGGCGAGGTGTCGCTTGAAGTTAATGCTCTTTCTATTGTGCGACGGATTATGCCTCGCGGCGCACGCTGCGCTGGCGTTCGTCGCGCTCCGTGAACGACTCTACCTGCCGACAATCTATGGAGCGTTCTGCTCGACGTACTGCCTAGCAACCGTCATCGGCATCGGGTCAGAGGCATTCCGGGCCAACTTCGCCACGATGGTTGTACCCGCATTCATCGCTGGCTGGCTGATCTACGGCCTGCTGTTCCTTGAGCGGGTGACCACCGGATGCTCCCCACAGGAGATGCTGCTTTCAGCCGCGCTGCTATGCGGTGTCGGGGCCAGCATCGCGGTCGGGTTCTTGCAGCACCCCGGCTATTCCCGATTGGTGCTCCAAACAGCAGTGGTCGTGCTGCCTATCCTAATTGCCATCGGCTCGCTCCATCCGACCGCATTCCCTGAGCCGGTGTTGGCCGCACCCGCGATTATGGACTTCCCCAATCCCATGATCTCGGCACCGAGGCCGATGGAGGTGACGCTGTGAGCACTCCCTCCTTCCCCACCGGCCAGACCGTAGATGAGATCGAGGCCGCAGGCGACCACCTTGCTAGCCAGTGCGGATTCTGCGGGAGGCGTCATTGGGGCGCTTGCGAATTGGACATGGAGGCCGTTTGGGCGATGGCCAATGAGATGCACCGCGTGTACGCCGACCATGCTGACACGACGGCGCGCAATCCACTGTGCAGCGTTTGCGCTCGGCGCGCAGGCGTCTGGCTGCGCTTCCTCGGGCTCGGTCCTCAATGCGCGGCACCATCCGTTGCGGCCCAAACCAACCTTGCCGCCCAAACGGGTATAACCCAGTGAACGATTCGCTTTACATCTCTCAGGCAGACATTGTAGACAATGCGGCGGCGATGCTGTTTGACGCGCCGGTGGCCGCCACTCCCAAAGTCGCGCATGTGATTGTGCCGCCCGAAGTGGTCACTGGCCGTCCCGGCGCCGAATATCACGCCGACATTGACAGCGTTGGGTGCGGCGCTCTCCGCGACGTGGCGAGAAGCCCGCTGCACCATTGGTGGGCGCATCGCCGACCTGGCCGTGAGCAGGCAGAACCGACGCCATCACAGCGCCTCGGCACGGCCATTCATGCCGCCGTACTGGAGCCGGAGCGATTCGCCACCGACTTCATGGTGCGCCCGGACTGCGACCGCCGAACGAAGGAAGGCAAAGCGATTTACGCCGAGTTCATGGAGATGCTCGGCGACCGGCAAGAGATCACGGTGGCCGATCAGGAGACCGCGCTGCGAATCGCCGAACGGGTGCGCTCATCGAAGCTCTGGCACCTGTTCAGTTCCGACGGCTACCAAACGGAGGTGTCGGCCTACTGGACGGACAAGGCGACCGGCGTTCGTTGCCGCATGCGGCCCGACGCTGTGCCAGCAAAGCAGCTATTTCTCATTGACCTGAAAAGCTGCTCCAACGCCGACGATACGAAATTCCGAAACTCCGCGTGGGACTTCGGCTACCACGTCTCGGCAGCTTGGTACGTGGATGGCTGGCGAGCTGCGACCGGCGAGAAGCGCGACTACATTTTCGCAGCTTTCGAGAAGGAGGAGCCGCACGCCTGCGCGTGGTTCTACGCCGACGATGAACTGCTGGAAGCCGGACGGGTGGAGTACCGGCGACTGTTGAAGATTTACGCGAAGTGCCTGGCCGCCGATGAGTGGCCGGGTTATCCCGATGAACTGCAACCGCTTTTCTGCCCTCCGTGGGCGATGGACAAAGGGTAAATCGAAATGAATCTAACGACCATAAAATTATGCGCTTGCGGATGCGGCAGGGCTGCGGGAAGCAGTGGACGCGGCAAGGACGGAGGCAGCAACCGACGATTCGCCCTTGGCCACAATACCGTAGCCGACCCGCTTGTGCGCATCTTCCGATGCGTTCAGCGAAGCGAAGAAACGGGCTGCTGGGAGCTAACAAAAATGCTTTGCACCACAACGGGGTACGGCATGTTGTCCCTAGACCGAAACATGAGCCGCTCACTTTGCCATCGCGTGGTGTACGAGGCTCTGGTGGGAGACATTCCGCAAGGGTTTCAGATTGACCATCTGTGCCGGAACCGGAAATGCATCAACCCTGCGCACTTGGAAGCGGTCACTCCGCGCGAGAACATCATGCGCACCGCGTCTGTATGCGCCATAAACGCCAGGAAAACTCACTGCAAGCGTGGGCACGCGTTCAGCGAAGAAAACACCTACAGAGACCGGCATGGGCGTCGGTGCAGACAATGTGCCCGCGCCTATTCGACTGACTTCTATCACGGGAGGGTTGGAAACGCATGTCGGTAATTAACATTCACGAAGCGCGGCGCGCCGGCGCGAGAACCGTGAGCGCATTCGCCGGAGTGTCCGGGAGCGGGAAAACATACACCGCGCTCCAGTACGCCTACGGGCTCGCAGGATACGACGCAAGAAAGGTCGGCCTGCTGGACACAGAGAATCGAAGGGGCAGCCTGTATTTTGCGTGCCTAGAGAACGCCACCAGGCCAACTAAGGAGCGATTCCTTATTGGCGACCTGGCCGCCCCATTCTCGCCTTCGCGCTACACAGATGCGATGAAGGAGTTTGAGAAGGTAGGCGTCGAGGTTCTTGTTGTGGACTCGATTACCCACTCTTGGGAGGGCGTAGGCGGCTGCGAGGACATAGCTACCGCGCCTGGGGCCGATGGCAAAGAACCTCGGATGCCACGCTGGAACCTTGCCAAGCGCGAAAACCGCAGGATGGTCAATTACATGCTCCAGTCCCCCATGCACGTTGTTCTATGCGTGAGGGCGCGCGAGAAGGTGAAGATCGCCGCAAACGGCGCGGTAACGCCGCTCGGACTCCAGCCAGTATCCGAAAAAAACCTGCTCTTTGAGGCCACGCTGAGCGTGATGCTGGGCGACGAAGGGCGAGCATATTCCCGCACCAAGGTTCCCGCCGACCTGCTTCCCCACTTCCCGGGCGACAAGTATATCACCGCCGACACCGGCTACGCGATCCGGCAATGGGTAGACGGCGGTGGCCAGGTTGACCCGAACGCCGAGAAGTATCGCAACCGCCTACTGACCGTCTGCGAGCAGGGCGTCCGCTCGGTCGAGGCGGCATGGGCCAAGACGCCATCGGCAATTCAGGCCGCGCTGGGCGGGGAATCGTTCTGGTCGCAGCTCCACGCCAGCGCCGCCGAGTACGACCGCCAGCGTGAGATAGGCGAAGAACCGGAAACCATCGCGGCGATTAACCAGACGGTCACAGCACCGAAGGGCATTCATCTCGATTTCTAGGAGCCAATCATGCAACACCTAATCGAAGCAATCACTGCGGAAATTAAGGACCGGACTGGGAAGCTTGCCGAAGCCAAGCAAGCTGCTCTGGCCGTCCCCGAACTGGAGGCCGACATATCGCGGCTACAGGCGTCACTCAAGGCTCTCGATGCTCGCCAGACGCCTAAGGGAAGGAAGGCCATCGGCGATGCGGTGAGGGCGCGGAAGGGGAGAGCGACGACGATGGCTCCGCCCATCGCATGCCAGCACTCATGGGGCGACTTTCACGGCGAAACGACCGAGTGTCTTTTCTGCGGGGCGGTTAAGCCCGAATGACCACCGCCGCCGCAGTCCGCTTCACCGTGCCGCTGGTGCCACCGAGTGCCAACAACTACGTGCGCCACACTCGCGCCGGAACGCACTACCGCACAGCCGAGGCGAGGGCATGGGATGAGGCCGTGGCGATTTACTGTCGTGGCCAGCGAGTGCGAGCGGACTCGTACATGGTCACGGCGACTGTCTATCTTGCCAAGGGCCAGCGTGGCGATTGTGACAATTTTTGGAAGTGTCTTTTGGATTCAATTGTGCGGGCAAAGGTGATTGATTCCGACGCCAAGATCACGGAACTGCTCATGCGAAAGAGCCGTGACGCGGCGAATCCGAGGACGGAGCTGGAGGTGCGTGCCAATGGCTAGCCGACCCATCCTCTTTAATGGCCCCATGGTGCGGGCGATTCTGGCCGGGCGGAAAACGCAGGCCCGCCGTCCGATCAAGCGAAGGACGGACGATGAACGTCCCCTTGGTTACTACCAATACGACAACATGTTCCGGTTCGGCGATGGCGTTGTGATGGTAATAAATTACTTGACGCACTGCACTCCAAGGGGTAGCGTGCGGTCGTTATTGCGCGCAGTACTTAGGGATTGGCTTTCGCGCCTGGGTATCTGTCTCATTGTGCTGGGGACAGGTTGTGTAGCCCTGGTCCCAGGGGCTGTATTGAAGACATCCAGTCAGCCAGTGAGGCGCTCTAAAAATGTCCTTATAGGTGAGGCAAATCTGGAGGGAGTAAATATCATGCCCACTGAGAACCAGCGAGGCAAACTCTGGCGGGAGCGCGATAGTGTGGAATGGAAAAATGGGCGCTTGGCCTGGGCTCAATACCCCGGCATCGTGAATAACTTGCCCTGCGATTCCTGGAAAGTATTGGAGCGTCGCGGGGAAGGTTTTCCCTCCCATCCAATAACGGATGTCCAGTGCCGGCGTCTTGCCGCTGTTTTTTATCACCCAGCCAAATTTCGTCCCCTCCTCGCCCCCCGGACTGCTAATCAGTTGAGCAGGTACGACCACGCCGTCAATCCCGACCCAGGCGCGCTGGTCAGTTTCAGAAGAGGACCTGAACTCGTTCAGTTGCTGCCCAGCGGCGTCGGCGGTTCGTTTCTGCTGCGCCGTCTGCAATTTCATCTGCCCGAGAGTATTCTCAAATTCCCTCCCGCCTTGGTCTATCGCGGACTGGGTTTTGGTATTGGCGTCTTTGGCGGCATTGGCAGCGTCTTGGGCGGCTTTGGAGGCATTAATAGCCGCACCAGCCTGCTGACCGGCGTAGAAAGTGTAAAAGAAGGTGATGACCACCAGGGCCGCCGCCGCGCCAGCTTGTATTCGGTGGGGCCACTTTTCTTCCTTCTTCTTGGATGTTTTCTCGGAATTGGTGGATTCTTCCTGGCGTGTTCTCCCGGACTCTGGAAGTCCAGGGCATTTAATATCGCCTCCGTTCCGGGAGGGGTGTTTTTGATTCTGATTGGTTGGCATATGACTTGGCTTGCGCTTTCAGCAATAGGGGGATAGATTTGAACTATGAACCGCCAATCTGCGTGCACGGCTTCCTTCAACGAGGGAATGGTAGCTCTATTTGCCGTGCCACGCTCGGTAGTGGTCGAGCGGCACGCGGCTCACAAGCGCGCTTCTGCGCAGAATCCAAAGCGGCGCGGACCCAAGCCGAAAGGTGGCCGCGCTTCCCGCGTCCCTGCCGGGGCCGATCAAAAAACCTCGCGCTGATTATCCCCCTTTCCCGTAAGCGTGTCGAACGTGAGCCGCTTACCGGATACTTGGCTCATTCCGAGTTCAAACCGCTCGGAATCGGTCAGCTTCCTATCACCCGCCTTGCGATTGTTGTAGCGGAATGCCTGCTCATCCAGGTAGCGGAACAGGTGGAACGGCTCGACCGCAACGTAGGTGCCGTTCAAACCGCGCTTCACAAGGCTCCAGTAGTTCTCCATGCCGTTGGTCT